CCGCTCGACCGCCCGCGGGTTGCTGTCGAGCAGGGCGACGACCCTCTTCTTGTCCCAGCCCTCCGCGCTCATTTCCTCTTTACCTTCCCGGCACCGCTCAGGCCGAGCTCCTTGCGCGCCGCCTGTATGATCGAGGAGGAGATGGAGTTGTACGTGCCGCCCTCGAACTTCGCCATGATCGCCTCGATCGTCTCGTGCCTGCCCTTCCCGCCCTGGATCATCTCCTTGGCCAGGTCGATCTTCGCACGGCGCTCGAGCTGCCGCACAGTGCCCTCGCCCTGCCGGTCCTTCACCTGGACGCCGGTCTTCCCGACGTGCGCCTTCAGCCACTTCCCATTGATCTCCTTCCCCAGACGGAGCTGCTCCGGGTCCGGGTTCTCGAAGTGATCGGCCATGCGGAACGCCTCCTTCCACGTCGGACCGCGCCCCTTCACCTCGAAGCGCCCGCCCTCTGCTCTGTAGCCGACCCAGCACTCCTTCTTCCCGTACAGGTGGCCGGGCGCGGCGTGCGCCTTGGCCCCCCAGCGCTTGCGCGCCCGGGCCATCACCTTCTCCTTGGCCATGCCGCCGAAGGCCATCAGACTGTCTCCCTCGCCAGGTCGGGCGCGACGTAGGCCGACAGGAGCTGCACGCGGCCGTCCACCACCTGCATGGTGAACTCCCGCGCGGTCGTCGCGGTCATAACCTCAAGCTTGACCCCGTCCCACTGGCCCGGGTTGCGCAGCCGGCGGTTGAGGCGGCGCAGCACCGCGAAGCGCGGCGCATGAAAGCCCGCCGCGTCGACGCGGCCATGCAGCCGACGGAACTTACTTTTGCCGACGCGCGTCTCGGCGTGATACGTGCACGGCTCCTTCATCGGCCGCGCCTTGCGCCGCGGCTTCCGCAGCGCCTTGTCGACCCGCTCCTGCTCCTTGGAGAGGTAGCGGATCGCGCGGTTCAGCTCCCGCAGGTCGTGGAGCATCACCATCTTCCGGCGGCGCAACTCCCGCAGCGCGCCCTTCGTATCCGACGACTCCTGCCGCAGGTCCTTCTTCGTCGTCACTTGCGGGCCTCCTCTGCCGACGCGACGAGGTCGCGCTCGTCGATCTTGGGGTTCCACACGTGCGGGGGGAACGCCTCGGCCGGAAGCTTCCCCGCCTCGAGGATCTGGACCCAGCCCTCCTGCAGGCCCACCGCGGCCTCCTTGCCGCAGAGGTACGTCGACGTCCCGAACTGGTACCCGTTCTCGTCGAGCAGCATCACGACCCACGACCGCTCCTGCCGGTTCCACCAGCGCTCGACCGCGAGCTTCCCGACGCGGACGAGGTAGCCCCCGAGCGGCGTCCTCTCTATCTTGCTGCGCGTCGGCTTGCCCGTGGCCGCGCGCCCTTCGAGCTCGTCAAGCTTCTTCATCCCGATCGCCTGGGCGAGCGCGAGGCGGACGCAGAACGCCGCGTCCGCGGCGACGTCCGCCTCGCGACGGTCGGCCGGCGAGTCCTTGGCCTTCAGCCTCGCGGCGTAGTGCCGCGCCGTCAGCGACCTGTGCGCCTCGAGCGCCCCGAGCGCGACCTTGCGCAGCTGCCCCTTCGTCATGGCCCGCACGTCGTCCTCCGTGAGGAGGCCGGCCGCCTTGACCCGCCTGCCCTTCCTGGGCATGGTCTTCGTCATTCTGGTCATCGTCGTTCCCTCTCTTCCCTCTCTTTATCGCAGCGCCTCGAGCGGCTGCGGCAGCGCGAGCACCCGCGAGAACGGGAGCTCGCGGGTCCACGTGGACCTCGCGGTCATGCGGAAGCGGATCCCTAGGTCCCTCCCGCAGAAGTACACGTGCTCGACGAGGAGCACGTCGTCCGGCACCTCGATCTCGAGGCGGCTGTGGTCCACCGTGATGGGATTGTACGCCGCGGCGCCCCGCACGACCAGCCGGCCGGTCTCCGGGTCGCGCGTCACGGCCTTCACGTAGTACCTCGTGCCCCCGGACCAGTGATCCTGCACGAGGTACCTCCCGTCTCGGAGGAGCTCCGCACCGAACTTCCGCCCCCGGTAGCCCGGGTACGTCGCCGCAAGGATCTCCCGCACGTCCGCCTTCCTCAGTGTTCCGTTCGCCATCGTCGTTCCCTCTCTTCCTTCATATTCGCCTCAGCCGACGCCGAGGTACTCGCGCATGCGGGCGACGAACTCGTCGACCGCGTTCTGCTTCGTATTGTGGTAGCCGCTGGAGTACCACTCCCCGTCGCCGAAGTTCTCGAGGGCGACCACCCACCGGCAGCCGACCTCCCCGCGCTCCGCGCCCCGGTCTACCAGCACGAGCCTGCGGTCGCGGATACCGCGGCCCTCCTCGTACGGGAGGTGAGCCGCGGCTATGACCTTGTCACCGTGGATCGTGTCGGTGCCCAGCATCTTACTTCCCCTCCTTCGCGAGGCCGAGCTCACGGAGTGTCGCCAGCAGCGCGCGCGCCTGCTCCTTCGTCACGGTCGACGGGAGGTCCATCGCAACCCTGTCACCGGACATGCAGCCGCGGAAGGTCCCGACGCCGTAGGGCCGCTCCTTGCCGAAGAGCTGCAGGTTGAGGTGGGTGGCGAGGGCGGACGACCGCATGCGCGCCCCCTCCTCCTCAGAGCGCCTCTTCGCGCAGGCCTTCGCGATGCGGATCTCCTCGAGGACCGTCTCCACGATCTTCTTATAGTTGAAGCCCCCTGCCTTCAGCTCGGGGTAGCGGCGCACCCGGTCGCCCTGCCGCCAGCTGGCCGGCTCCACGACGGCGACCAGCCGGCCGGTGCTGCGGTAGCTGTAGTGGCCGCCGCGATACTGCTCCTCGATGTGGATGCGCACCCGGGTGCCGTTGACCTTCTCGACCTTCCGGCAGACGATGCCGTAGTCCAGCTTCTCGGCCCCGCGCTCGACCACGCACCCCGCGCCGGTGAACGCCGACGCGATGTCCTTGTACCCCTGCGCGATGCGGCGGCGCGTCTCGCGGCTGGCGACCCAGCCCCGCGCCGTATTCAGGGCGTCGAGCCATCCGCGGTGCGAGTAGCCGTAGCGGGTGACGCCGACGTAGACGGCGCAGTGGACGTGGCCGTCCTCGTCCTCCTCGACGCGCAGCGCGGTCTCGGCGCCGAACTCCTTCTGCGCGTCGGCGAGGCGCTGCGCCGCCTCCTGCTGGAACACGCCCTTCTTCTCGAGGGTCTCGGCCTTCCGCCTCAGCTCGGCCGCCTCGCGCTGCTTCTCCTCCGCCGCCGCGATCGCCTTGGCGACCTCGGGGTCCGGGGCTTTGTTCGTGTTGGTGTTGTTCTTCAGTTCAGTGTTCATCGTCGTTCCCTCCGTGCCCGGGGGGCGGCTTACGCCGCCGCCCCTTCGAGCATGTTCTTCAGCGCGTCCGCGATGGCGCGCTTCGCCTCGACGCTCGAGGCCTTGATGTGCGTGAAGTCGTAGAGCATGCCCGCGACCTCCTCGGCGGTCAGCTTCCCGTAGCCGTCTCCCATCGCCCACAACTCGTTGACCTGCTCGTCGGTGAGCGGCGTCTCGCCGCAGAGGTGCTGCCGGATCTCCGCCCACTGCCCCGCGTCGATGTAGTCGCCATTGCCGCTCCCGCCGTAAAGGAGAGCGTTCAGCGCGCGGCTGACCTCTCCGAAGGCGTAGTTGCCGACGACCACGCGGCGTCCGGTCTTCTTGTTCTCGATCATCATGCCGTTGGGGCACTGCATCGCCTTGTAGGGGGCGGGCAGCCGCAGGCGGGCGGCGTTGCCCTTGAGGATCTCGCTCTGCTCCTCCGCGCTGAAGGCGGCCCGCACGCGGACGCGCAGCGGGATGCTCGTGTCAACGGCCTCCTCTTCCTCTCCGCTGGCCTCGATCGCGTCGTCCGCCATCTCGCTGTCGGCCGGCACCGTCGTCCCCTGCTCGTCGATCACCACCATGTTGTTGTTGTTCGTGTCCATCGTCGTTCCCTCCTCGGAAATGTTGGAGGCCGCTCCCATGGCGGCCTCTTCGTTCGTTCCCTTCGCTCCGCTCTTCTTCGTCTCGGCTCCCATCGTCGTTCCCTCTTTCCGGGGCTGCTCGCCCCTTGCTTTGATCTGCTTACATTATAAAGTAGGAACTCCGCCGCGTACAGCACTTTTCTAGAATAATGTAAGCCCAACCTAGGCCTTCGGGCCGATCCGCGAGGGCTCGGCCCGCCCGCGGCCCCGGAGGCCTACTCCAGCGCCTCCGCGAACCACGAGGGGGTGATGCGGGCGTTCTGCCGGAGGAAGCGGTCGAGGTCGGAGTCGACGACGTACGTCACCGCGCGGTCGCCCTCGTGCCTCACGCTCCGCCCGTACTCCTGCACGAGCGTGAGCATCGTGCGGTAGGCGTAGTAGGACCTGCTCAGCTCGAACCTCCGCTGCATCTGCGCGTCGCCGAGCGAGGGGTACGGCACCTTGCACACCACCTGGAACCTGGAGAGGTCGTCCTTGAGGTCGAGCCCCTCCGCGAGGCCGGGCGCGACGATGACGCTGCCCCTCTTCGCCTCGTGCTCGCGCAGCATCGCGGCGACGTCGCCGTTCTTGAACGTCAGCCGCGGGTCGCGGATGCCGTCGCGGATCGCCCGCTCCACCTTGTAGGAGTGGGTGTGCACGATGCCGCGCTCCCCCTCGTGCTCCGCCAGGATCGCGCGCAGCTCTCGCAGCATCTTCGGCCTGGTCCTCTCGTAGTTGCGGAACGACATGCTCCCGGCGTACCGCTTGACTATCCGCCGGTTCTCCTTCGGGAACGGCGAGCCGGCGCAGAGGTACGCGACCTCCGACCGCTCGAGCCCGACGGCCTGGCACCACTGCTCGATGGAGACGATCGTCGCGCTCATGACGACCGCGCGCTCCGCCTTGTCGAACAGCCGATCCCTCGCCCACCTCCCGACGACGACCGGCTTGACGACCAGGACCTGGCGGCCGCGCCTGGTCGTCTCCCACTGGTGCACCCAGTTCTGCGGGTTCTTCGGCAGGTCGTCGAGCAACTCCCCGATCCTGGCCGCGACCGAGTGTAGGTGCGCCAGGCGCTTCGCCTCCGCCTTCGTCAGGCCGGGCGAGTCCTTCTTCGCCTCGACCTCCGCCTCCGCCTCGACCCTGCACGCCTCAAGGTACGGCACGCAGTCCGCGAGCGGCGTCCCCTCCTCCGGCGGCTTCTCCCCGAAGTCGTCGGCCGTGACGCGGACCTCGATGAACGACATGAACTTGTCCTCGATGAGGTGCCCCTCGTCGACGACCAGGAGGGGGCGCCGCGCGCCGCGGAACCAGCCGTGCTCCGACTGGTAGTAGAAGGAGTCCATGTTGAAGAGCGGCCTGGCGTGGTTGAGCGCTCTCTCCGCCGCCTGCGTGTACGGGCAGCGGTCGGCGTGCTGCTTCCTCAGCGCCGGGTCGACGGTGCACGGCCCCTCCGCGCAGTTCGACCCGCGCTCGGCCGCGCACTCGTACGCGTTCCTCCCCTTGAGCACGGCGAAGCGGTCGGGGAACTCCCGCTCGTACTGGTCCTGCAGCATCTTCTGCACCGTGATGTAAAAGCACGGCCCCTCCGCCAGCGCGAGCGTCAGGCCGACCGCGCTCTTCCCCACTCCGGTCGGCAGCTCGAGCACGACGACCCGCTTCCCCTTGAGGAGCTGCCTCATTGTCGCCATGATCGCCTTGCGCTGGATGTCGCGCGGCTCCGGGTACGGGAAGCCCCGCATCGGGTTGGGGAAGTCAGGCGAGTGCATGCCGCACCCCCGTCACGCCGTGCTCGCACAGCTCGGCGTTCAGGTCCTTCTCTCTGGTGCACGCCGTCCGCACCTGGACGTACGGCCGCAGCATCCTGGCGACGCGGTCCACGTCCTCCGCCGCGACGGTCGAGTCCAGGCAGAGCGTAACCCGCAGGAAGCGCGAGCGGATCTTCCGCAGCTGCGACTGCGTCGGCACCCACCCCATCAGGGCGAGCGTCGGGAAGCCGCACTGCATCCCGGACATGGCGTCGATCTCTCCCTCCACCAAGGCTACCTCCTTCGTCTTGGACCAGAAGCGCTCGAGCACGTCCTCCCCGAAGAGGACCTTCCGCGCGTCGGTGTTCGTCGCCTTCCTCACCTTTTCCCGCGGGTCGTTGCTGGACATGTGGCGGGCCGTGAACGAGATGAGCCGGCCCCTGCGGTCGCGGATCGGGATGACCGCGTACCCGGCGAGCCGGCCCTTCCCCGTCCTGACGTCGTACGTCAGGGCCACCTCCGGCGAGATGCGGCGGCGCTCCGCCAGCCACACCACGGTCTCCCATTCCACGCACGGGAACTGCTCGAGCGTGTTCTCCTGCAGCACGCGGATCGTCAGCCCACCCGCCCTGGACTTCTCCCTCAGTCGCCGCTGCCAGCTGACCGGCTCCGGATCGGGTTCTGGCGCCAGCTCGTCCTCAAGCGGGTCCGGCGGCGCGCCTAGCTCCCTGCGCAGCGTCGCCCAGCTGCCGTGCCTCCCGCATCCGAGGCAGTTCCACACCCCGTCCCGCAGCCGGACGCCGAGCGACGGCTGCGTGTCGTCGTGGAACGGGCAGAGCGCGACGAATTCCCCGCCGCGCGCCTCCCCCTCGAGGCCCAGGGCGCGCAGCTGCGACGCCTCGAGCCTCACAGTGCCTCCAGCGTCTTGAGCCCGCGGCGCTCGTCGTCCATCGTGCAGAAGTCGAGGTTCGGCCGGAGGATGATCGGGTCCACGCGCCGCGCCCCCCTGTGCTTTACCACCTGCAGCTGCATCTGGTTCTTCAGCGCGTCGTCCTGCGTCCGGACCAGGCCGACCACGACCGGTGCGACCTCCGCCGCCGCACGCCCGTACTTCGTGGCCGTGAAGTCGAGCACCTCCTTCCGCGCGCCCTCGTCCGTGAGCTGGTTCGCCGTCCACAGCGCCAACCCCTCGCCGTCGTTGAAGTCGGTGGCCAGGGCCTTCAGCTGCCAGGCGATGTCCGCCTGGAAGTACCACTGCTTCGAGCCGGACCTCTCCTCGCCGTCCGCGCCCAGGATGTTGAGGTAGTCCACAATAAGGAGATCGAGCTTCCTCCCATACTCGTCCTGCACGCGCTCGGCGACGGCCTCGATCATGGACGGCGTGCAGTGCCGCGGCACGCACTCAAAGTGGAGGAACGTCTCCGACGTGTTGCGCAGGTCCTCGATCCTCGACTTCCACCTCCGTGCGTCCTCCTTGGTCCAGCCGCGGCCGAGCCGGAACTTCATGTGCTCCACCCTGGCCAGCCGGGCGTCCGCCCGGAACTCGAGCTCGTGCTTCGTCATCTCGATGGAGACGTAGAGGACGTTGTGAGCTCGCCCCGCCGCGTTCAGCTCGGGGAGCCAGGCGTTGAGCGCCAGGTTCTCGAGCATCATGCTTTTCCCGATGTTCGTCTGCCCCAGGATGATGGCGAACTCCCCGGGCATAAGGCCGCCGGCCGCCGCGTCGAACTTCCGAATCCCCGTCGGGATGCCGACGCGGTCGGGGTTCTTCCGCCTGGCCCGCACGATCGCGCGCCTTTCCTCGAAATCCGCCAGGTAGTCACCCGCGTACTGCGACCCGGGCCTCTTGCCGGCCAGCGCGATCCCCCGCCCTAGCTGGCGCGCGGCGTCGAGCTTCCCGTCCAGGACGCTGTCGACAATCCTGTCCGCGTCGACGAGGATCGTCCGACTCGCGGCCATGCGCTTCAGCCTAGCGAGCAGCGACCTGACGCCCTTGGCCGTCAGGGTCTTCACCCTCCTTCCGTACGCGCGGTCCGCAGCGGCGCGGTACGCGTCCGCGCGGATCGACGGGACCCGGCGCTCGATCTCGTCCAGCGCGACAGCCTTCGGCACCGGCCCGTTGTGGGCGCGGGCCACCTTGAAGAGGAAGCGGTGCGGCGGCGAGCTGAACAGCCCCTCCTCCGCCTGCGGGTGCAGCCGCCGCTTCATGACGTAGGCGAGCAGTGCGATCTCCGCCTTCAGGTCCCGGTACTTCGCGTCGACGATCTCCAGGATGTCCTTCACCGTTTCCCCCAGAGCTGGAACCGCCGGGCGTCCGCGGCTATGACCTTGTTCCTCGCCAGCCTGGCGAGAGACCCCCCGGTCTTCAGCCTGGCCAGCCAGTCTCGCTGCATGCCGTCGCGCCTGTCGGCGCCGGAGAGGTTCACCATCTTGAGGTGGCCGCGGACCAACGACGCGACCGACGCGCCGAACGACTCCGCAATCCCCTCCTCTTCGAGATTGGTCCCGATGAGGAAGGCCGTGTGGTGCGGTATCCCGCCGCGGAGCAGCTCCTCGATCCTGCCGCGCGCCCAGTCGCTCCCGGCCTTCAGGTAGACCTTGTCGAGCTCGTCGAGCAGAACGACCCGCGCGGCCTTCGCCCTGGCCGCGGCCCCGTGCTCCTCGTCCGCCCCGGGCTTCAGGGAGTCGAGCAGCGCCTGCGTCGTGGTGTAATAGGCCGGCACACCGCGGAGCAACGCCTCCTTTCCGACGGCGCACATGAGGCTCGTCTTCCCCACGCCGAGCGGCCCGAGCAGCACCATGCCCAGCCCCTGGTCCAGAGCATTGCGCATGTTCTCAATGTAGGTCGCGACCAGCCGCTTGGCCGCGGCATCCGTCTCAATCTCCTCAAGCGAGAGTGCCCAGTATTCCCGCGGGATATTGGCGTGCGTCAGCTCCCGCAGCCAGTCGAAGGCCACCATGCACCGGCAGTCCTCCTCGTTCCGCCTGTCCACCCCCGAACCCCCGCAAAACTTGCACGCTGAGACGAGGCGGTCGCGCATCTCCTTCAGGCGGGCGAACTCCTCTTCGCTGTACTTCATCGCGTCTCCTCCACCGTCCTGCGGCAAGCCGGGCACAAGTGCCGGTTGTCGTCGTCGAGCCACTGCACCCGCCCGGCCGCGTCCGCGGCGTCTTCCCTGGTCAGGAACAGGTGCGCCACGTCTGACGCCTCGCCGCGGTGCCCGAGCGTCTTGCGGCACGGGCCCTCACACCGCACACAATAAGTAATCACCCTCTCGATGCTCACGATGCTGCCCTATTCAGATCCCGGCGCGCGGATACCGCGACGATCCGCTTGATCGCCTTGGTGACCACCTCCGTGTTGTGCGGGCCGCCGGCCGGCATGGCCTTCCGCAGCACCCCCGTCGTCTGCCGGAGCAGCTGCAAGGATCGCCGGGTTGCGGTGTTGGCCCGGACGAGCGTGGCCACGGTGTAGTCCAGGGCCGCGGCGGCCTCCGCGAACGCGCGGTTGCCGCTCTTCCTTGCCCGGGCCAGCAGGTCCTTGACCTCGTCGAGCCTGTCGTAGAACTCCTCGCCGGCGATGTAGCTCATGCCGTTCCCTCCTTCTTGCGTCTCCTGATTATGCCGGCCTCCCTGGCCTGCCGGAGCACCTCGCGGTCCCCGGCGCCGAGCCTCTCGCCGGCCTTCTTCCGCCTGATCGCGTCGCGCGCCAGCTCGCGGAGGAGCTCCCGGCTGCGTTGGTCGTGGGAGGTTGCCGCGTCTCCATCCCTCCTCCCGGGTTGTTTCGCCGGACGCTTCTTCGCGGCTGGCCGTGTCGCGTACTCGTGGAGCATGCTGTCGCAGCAGAACAGCCCCCAGCCGAAGTTCTTGCGCGGCGCCTTCTCGCGGTTCCACCACCGGCAGTACCTCTCGAGCTCCTCGAGCGTGGTAACTCCGTTCGCCTGGATGTTCGCGACCTTGGCCCGCGTCCACTTCGTCAGGGGCCTCTTTCTCTCTTCACCTACCACGTTCTTGAGTATGTAGCGGTAGAAGATGTAAGATAGCCTGTAAGATTTTCTTACCCTCGGCGTGTTGGGGAAGAGCAGGCCGTCGACTCTCTTGACGAGCTTGAGCTCCCCCAACGACGAGAGCGCCTTCGCCGCAGTCGGGCGCGAGACCCCGAGGTCCTTGGCCACCTCGTTGATGCTCGTGCCCCGCGCGGCGTGGCGCTCCACCATGACGTACGACGCCAGGGAGGTGGGTCCCACCTCCCTGGCGCGGTCCAGTATGTCCTCTCCCAGCCTTACAATCATAGAAGGGAGGAGAGCCGCGGGGCCGGTTGAGGGAACGACGAAACTCCCGCCGGCCCCGCTTGCCGGCTCTCCGTACTATTATACGCGCCGCGGGCGCAGCATGCCCACGTTGCGCGCGAAGGCCCGCCTTCGGCTCAATGCCTAGGGCGGGCCCACGCTCGGTAGGGGGTCGAGAAATTGAGGAGGGCTACCGCCGCTCGCCCCCTGCCGGCGGGAGGCTGACGCGCTTGTCGAGCCACCCGATCATGAAGGCCTCCTGCGTCGGGTCGCCGCGCGCGATTGCCTCGTACCGGACCGCCTGCTTGGCGTTGAGGAGCTTGAGGAGGCACGACTTTGTCGCGCTCCTGCGCACCGCGGCCGAGACGGCGGTCATCGTCTTCGTCCCGAGCTTGCCGTCCTCCTTCAGGTCGTCCCAGCGCCTGCCCTGGTTGTTGAGGACGTTGAGTCCCTCCTGAAGGAACCGCGCCGCGATGCCGGGGCCGCAGTTGACGGCGGTGTCGAGCAGCTCGAGCGCCACGTCCTCGTCTGGGCAGTCGTCGAGCCGCAGGGCATCCCAGTAGTTCTGCTTGTAGATGGCCTCCGCCAGGGGCAGCGGCAGCTCCCGCATGTCGCCGGTGTAGCCGTAGCTCCTGGCCCTCGCCTCCGTGATGCCGTACCTGGTCTTCCCGCCGCGGTCGGCCGCGTGGTCGGAATACCCGCCCTCGTGACCTAACACCGTCGTCAGGCACCGCTGGAACATCGTCCTCTTCTCGGACATCATGCCCTCCGTTTCTTCCGCCTCACCCCAGAGGAAGTCGTGCAGCCAGGCGAGCAGCCGGCTCACTTGTCGAGCTTCTCCAGAATGGTCTTCTGGATCGCGGTCGTTTCCCGTTGCTGCTCGGCCGTGGTCTCCATCCTGGCGAGCATCGCCCGCATGATCGCGGTGTGCTCCCGCAAATGGAAGGCCAGCGGGACGCCGTCGCGGTCTTGCACCTTCTGGTTGATTGACATCATCCCCGATTTGAGCTCCGTCTGCCCGGTCAGGAGCGCCTGAGTCGCTTCCTCTGAGAGCTTGCCGTTCCGCTTCTCCCCCCGCCGGTCCACCAACTTCTCCACCACCTTCACCAGGCCAACGCCCATGGTGAGCAGGCCGGCTATCAGCGCCCCGTCCGTAAAGGTCATTCGTTGTCCTCCCTGTACTGGCCGCGCCCGAAGAGCTCCCTCATGCGTGTGTTGACCAGCATTACAACGCCCACGGCGAAGTCCAGGAGTACGACGGTCTTCTCCCCCAGGTACTCCGCCAGTGAGTCCTTCTGGTTCATGTACACCACGCACGCGGAGACGAGCACGATGCTGGCCACCGCCAGGATGCGGTGGTCGAAGCCCTTCCAGCGTCTTCGCGGCATGACGCGCCGCCACTACTCGACCGACGTCTTCGCGTCGTCGAAGCCGAGTTTCTCGGCGAACTTCTTTTTGAGGCCGGTCTCGACCTGGGCGACGAAGGCCGCAATGGCGGGTTCTCCCGCGTCAATCTCCAGGCTCTTGATCCGGACCGGTTCACCAGCGAGTGTCAGTATCCCGCGGATCGCGACGCGGCTCCGCTGGACGTCGACGGTGATATGCTTCACTGCGAAGCCATCGATGGACACCGCGGCGGAGGCGGCCTTCAGTTCGATTGTCCTGCTGCTTTTGAGCATTGTTTACTCCTTTTCTCCCTTACCACGCCATGCCAGTCTTTTCGTCCTGCCCCGCGGCAACGCCGGTCGGTTCGCGGATCCAATAGTTGGGGGTCGAAGGCGAGGCGCCGGTAGCTGCCGCGTTCGCGGCCAACGCCCGGGCCCCTCCGCTGCACCCTTTCACGTTCTTGTAGTTGTTACCCGCGCCGTCAGCGTTGCTGTACCAGATACCCTGTAGGACGACGTGATCGCAATTGAGAACCGCCGCCCCGGTCGCGGCGGGGTTCGCCCCGCCGGACGTGCAGCCCCACAGGCCCCCGTAGACGGTGCACTTGTCGCACTCCTCGAGCGCGCCCCCGGAATCGCCCGTCGCGTCGGTGCTGGCGCAGCTCCGGATGAAGTTGAAGTAGGAGTCGACCGTTCCGTAGCCGGCGCCGCCCTTGTCCGCCGTACACGTCTCGATGACGTCGAAGGTGTTGTTGGATCCGCCCTCGACGCAGCCGCCGTTCCCGTTAGGAGCCGCGCAATCCTGCACCAGGCCAACGCTGCACCGGACGCACCCCTGCAGAGCGCCGCCGTCCCCATTCGTGGCGGTGCAGTCGCGGATCTTGTCAACGCGACAATCGCTGCAACTGTCCAGGGCGCCGCCGTTCGTGTCGGCCGTGCAATCGGCGATGTGCCCGACGCTGCACCGGTTGCAGGACTTGAGCGCGCCGCCGTCCCCGTTCGTGGCAGTGCAGCCGTAGATCTCCTCGACGCGGCAGTCGTCGCAGGTGTACAACGCGCCGCCGTCGACCGTGGTGGTGCAGTTGTGGATCCTTCCCACAGTGCACCGATCGCAGTCATAGAGCGCAGCACCGTAGTTCCCGGCATCACAGTTCGCGATATACCCGACCTTCAGGTCGTCGCAGTCGTAGAGTGCACCGCCGTCCGTGTTCCCGTCGCAGGCGACGATGGCCTCCACCGTTCCGCCATTGCAGCTGTGCATCGCCCCCCCATAGAGGCCCCCGTAGCAGTACAGGATCCTCCCCACGGTGACGTTGTCACAGTCGTAGAGCGCACCGCCGTAATGGGTCCGGCAGTTCAGCACCTCGCGGACGCGAATGTTGTCGCTCTCCGCGATCGCACCGCCGACACCGCCGGCGCTCGCCTTGACGTCGCGCACGGAGCCGATGTTGGCCCAGTCGCACCAATAGACGGCAGCCCCGTTGAACGCCGTGTCCGAGCACTCGACGTAGCGGATGTCGTCGATGGTGGCCTCGTCGCACCTGGAGACGCAACGCCGTACCAGCTGGATGTTGTGAATGCCCCGGATCAGGCTGCCGTGGCAGTAGGCGACCACGAGGCCGGCCGCCGCCGTAACCTCGCACCCCTCGATGTTCTCGATGATGCTGAGATGCGCATGCCCCACAATGAATCCCTGCTCGACCTTGCTTTGCCGGATGTTCGCAACCCTGCAGCAACCGCTGAAATCGAGGTCGTAGAGGCGGTCGGCCGACGTCCCGCCCCCGTCCCCAATGTGCACGTTAAGGACGTGGGCGTCGAACACCCCCCGGACACAGCCCTTCATGTCGAACAGGGTGTCGTCGATGTACACCTGGCTTCCGTGGGTGCTCCCGCCGATCCCGGCCTGGCCATCACACGAGAAGCCGGACAGCGCGACGTCCGGGGTGAGTCGCCAGAGCGACGCGGCCCCATTCGTCTGGTGAACCAGCTTGTCGACGGTGACGTCGGTGGGGGTGATCGCCGTGAGGCGATAGATCTGGATCGAGGACTCCCAGGCCGGGCTGCCGGGATGCCGGTAGCCTTCGTTGATGCGGACGTAGTCGCCGACCGTCAAGCCGGACGTGTCCGCGCACGTGACGGTCTTGCTGCCGAAGGCGGTCCCCACGGTCTTGGCGGACGGATGAGCGACCTCGAAACCGGTTTCCCCGGTCGTGGTCCGGTCGAACGTGACGATCGTCTGCGCCTCGCCCAGGCCGATCAGCTGCGACCCGTCCTGCATCTGGCAGCGGGTCTTCATGACGTACCCGCGGTTCCCGTTGAAGGTGTTCGTCGTGCCGCCGCTCGCGCACGGCAGGATGAGCACCCGGGTGCTGGCGGGAAACTCGACGGTCGTCACGCCGGCGGCGACGGTGTAGTCCCACCCGCCGGCGGTCTGCGCACCGGACGGCGTCGTCTCGGTCCCGTCGCCGAAGTAGCTCTCCCAGTCTGCCTGGGTCCGGATGACGACGTCGTACTGGCTCTCGTCGATGAGCGCCTGCAAGGCCGTGCTCAGGTGGACGTAGTCGATCGACCCGTCCGGGTGGTCGAAGGTGTCCCTGTGCTTCTTGTAGGTCGTCGCGCGGATCGTGGCCTGCTTGTCGTTCGTCCACCCGGTGTTGTCGACCCCGGAGTACGCCGCGTCGGCGTTCGCGATGTCCCCTGCCACGATTGCCGCGCCGGCGACGACCTCCGCGATCTTCACCCACCCCGCGGTGATCGGCGTGGGCGCCGCTACCGCGGAGCCCTCCTGGATCGTCGCCTCGATGCCCACGACGTTCGTCTTGTTCACGAACGCCGTGGACGTGGCGCCGCCGGCCCCGATGAACGTCCGGCTCTGGGAGTCGGTGTCGTACCCTCCGGCCTTCCTCCGAACCAGGATGCTGCAGATGTTCCCGGGCGTCGCGCCCCCCAGGGCGACCGTGATGACCGACGCGCTCGGCTGCGTGCCGTCGTACGAGAGCGGCTCGCCGTCCGTCTCGAAGCCCAGGCCCGGCGTGATCTCGACGTTCGAGCTCGCGGGCCCGGTGGCCTGGACGGTCAGCCCCTTGAAGATGACGGGCGCGTCGGTATCGGCGAGCAGCTGGGTGGCCAGGTCCCGGATCTGCTGGTCGATGACGAAGGCCCCCGCGTCGTCGTGGTCGCCCTCGTCGATGAGCTCGTACTGGTGGAACTTGACTGTCTTCAATGCCTCTTCCTCCTAGACCAGGGTCAGCTCGAAGCCGCACCCCCCTAGTATGATGCGGTCGATCAGGTCGTAGATGAACGCCCCGGTGATGGGGTCAGTCGTAACCGGGTTGGACTCGATGCGAATGCGCAGGAACAGCAGCCCCCCGCGCACTGAGCTGTAGAACGGGAGCGTGACGAACTCCGTGTACGCCGGGCCAGGCGAGATGCCGGTCCACTGCTCGTAGTGCGGCGGCCCGCCGGCCTCCGAGTGGTAAAACGCCCGCCCGTACGCCCCGTACCCGGTCATCCCCTCAGAGATGATGACCCAGGGGCTGAAGGTCAGGAGCGCCGCCGCGATCGCGTAGGGCGTCGCCTTCTCCCCGACGGTCATGGCGATTATGCGGTCGATCAGCGCCGCGTCGGGCTCCCCCGACCTCCGCGGGACGTCGAACCACTTCTCGGCCAGGTGGTCCAGCTCGTACCCCCTGGCGTTGCGGGGATTCATGGCGCCGGCCACGTACCTCCCGTGCGCGCGAACCAGCTCCAGCTCGTTCGCGATGGCCCCCTCGGCGAAGCGGTCCGCGCCCTCGCCGGCCGGCGGGGTCCCCTCGAACGTGGCCGGGGGCGACGGCTGGATGGTGAAGCAGGCGAGGAACGTGTCCCGCCGCATTTCCATCCCGGAGAACGCGTTCCCGTAGGCGTCGAAGAAGAGGAACTCCCCGGGGGCCAAGACCGCGTCGCCCTTCGGCAGGGCGAGCCACACCTCGTGGCTGCCGCCGCCGACCTTCGGCATCGTGACCTTCACCCTGTCCAGCGCCGCCCCGAGCGTGATCCCCCCGGCCGCGTTGCCGGGATCGGCGGCGATGAACATGAAACCGCTGTCGCGCTGCGTCGTCGGCACCGTCGACCCGGACATGACCGCCAGGGTCGTGCTGTTCGCCGTCCCCTTGTACGCCGCCCCGCCGTTCAGGAAGACGTAGAAGTAGTCCGTCCCGCTCGTCCCGAGCGCCTGGTTGAGGGAGCCGGGGCTCGCAACGTCGATCTGCGGGTCGACCCGCAGCGGGGACCTGTGCAGGAACGTCGGGAACCACGTCTTCCACACCTCGCAGCCCGCGAAGTCGAAGTCGAAGTCGTTGCCCTCCGCCCCGAAGAGCGCCTGGTACTCCGCGTCCCCCTCCACGTCGAGGAACGGGCGCATGTGCCGGTTGAGGCGCTCGATCATCGTCCTGGACCTGCGGCCGTTGACGCGACTCTCCTCCAGGACCCGGCTGGCCTCGATGTCCCTTCCCAGGATGGTGGGCGGCACTGCCTGTCCTCCTTAAGCGTCCACGAAGTCCGTGGTCGCGGTGGTAATGGTCCCGATCTTCGCGACCTGCCCATCGGCTACCGCGGTGTTGCCGGCCGGGATCGTCATGGAGATGTCCCGGACGTCCGGGTTCTTCTTCGCGACGTGCTTCAGCTGCTCCTTGACCACGTCGACCCCCATCCGGTGCTGGTTGACGTAGGACGCCTGCGCGGACTCGACCGCGGCTAAGACCGCGGCGGCGTCCGCCCCCGACACCAGGAACAGGGTCTGGGTGATGTTGACCAGGACCGCGGACGCGGACAGGTACTCGATGAACGTCCCGGCCCCGCGCCACCCCGGGTCTATGGCTATGCCGCTCCCCTCGATTTTGGCGCGCACCGCGGTGAGCAGGGCGGAACCGGCGGACCCGCTCCCGTCGTCGATGTAGAGGTACAGGTGGCCGCGCGTCGTCGGGTGCTCCACGATCTTCGCCTGGTAGACCCCCTGGACCTGCTCGGCCCCCGCCTCGAGGCCGTACTTCGTGGTCTTCGCTAGGTTCGTCACGAACTTCCTGAAGCGGACCTGGAGGTCCGTGTCGCTCTCCCGGTCGCGGCCGTCGCCGGTGTCCGCGGAGTTGTCCACGGCGTCCACCCCCGCGACGTCCGTCACCATGTTGGTGATCGTGTGGGCCGGCACGTCCCCGCTCGTCCCGGCGACCAGCGCCCGGATGGCCGTGGCCGCGCTGTCCGTCGCTGACGCGGCGATCGTCGCGTTCTCGGTCGTCTCGAACTGCACCCCGTCGGTCGTCTCGACGATGGTCCCGATCGGGATGTCGATGACGGAGGGGTCCGCGACGTTCCTGCTGAAGACGACGGAGCCGCCCGACTTGACGGCGTCCTTCCGCCGGAACGCGAAGAGGTCGTAGATGAAGAGGCGGACCATCTCCCTGAACCCCAGGAAGAGGTCCTCGTACAGGTCCTCGACCACCCACGCCACGGCCTCCAGCATCGTCCGCGTCGCGCTGCCCGTGTTGAAGTCGGTGAGCTTGGTGGAGTACGTGGTGACCCATTGGATCATGCGGGATACGATGTCCCCGAACCGCTTTCGAACGAAGCCTGCCATCAGTCCTTGCTCCTGACGTAGAGTGTGGTGTCCGACTCCAGCCCGTCGGCCAGGCGCACGCGCGTCTGCATCTCGAACGTGTCGGAGGAGATGGTCACGCCCAGGATCTCGGCCTCGTCGACGCGCGGGTCGGCCTCGACCATCTCGCGGACCCTGGCGGCGAACAGCGCTCGCGCCTCGGTTATGCCGGGCTCCCCGATCGTCGACTCGCGGGGGAAGCCGTAGTTGTTGTCGGACCTGAGGTCCCCGGTCGACGCGGTGACGCGGTTCTGCAGGGCCTGCATGATCGTCTGGGCCTCGGACGTGACGGCCAGGTCCCCGGTCGACGCCACCACCAGGGTGGCCGGGCTGGAGTGGTGCAGCCGGATGTCCTGGCCGTACTGGTCGCCCGACCGGTCGAGGACCAGGTTGTCCTCGAGCGAGGCCTGGTCGACGTAGGTCGGGACGCGGACCACCTGGCCCGGCTCGAGGTCGGACGTCGTCAGGTTGTTGAAGGCCGCGATCGCCTCGGCGCCGTCGATGGTGCCGTAGTACTCGATCGACAGGTCGGTGAGCGTCGTGCCGTCCCCCGCGATGACGAGGAGCACGCGGTTCGCCCGGGTCCAGGGCGGGTCGCCGGTGCTCCCCGGGGCGACGTCGCTGGCCGTCGTGGTGCCGTCCTCCTTCGGGTACGTCGCGACGAGGATCGCCTGGCTGTCCTCCGTGTCGTCCGTCGCCTGCGCGGCCGACTCCCGGGACTGCTCCAGGATGACGTCGTTCTCCGCGTCCTGCGCCCGCTGCGCCTCGTTCGCATAGATGAACGGCGCCTCCTCGCCGGGCGCCTCCAGGCGCCGGTTGGTCTCGAGTGCCTGCTCGAAGTCCAGGCGCAGCTGCTCGCACGCCGTCTTCAGGTCGTTGAACGTCTTCTCGACGGACTCGCCGAACTCCCCCTCGAAGAAGCCGCCGAACGTCTCGCCGGCCGCGACCATCCGGTCCACGGCCTCGGCCGTGTCGGACAGCAGGTTGACGGTCTGCCGCGCCCTGTCGAGTAGCGCGAGCGTCGTGTCCTCCAGGATGGTGAGGATGTCGGTGGCCTGGTCCAGGATGCCGGTCAGGAACTCGATCGAGACGTCGACGAAGCCGAGCGTCGCGTCGACGTACTCGAGCCCCTTGTCGACGTAGCCGCGCAGCTCGTCGATGGTGTCCTGCACCCCCAGCAGCGCGCCCTGCATGGCCTGGCGGTACTTCTTCAGTGCCTGGAAATACTTCCCGAGCTTCTGCTTCTCCTCGGGCGGGTCCGTCGCCGTCATGGCGATGGTGAAGTCGTACCAGCCGCCGACCGGTCTCGCCTTGCTCTTCTTGAAGGTGAAGTTGTCAATGAACACCCAGTAGGACTCCCCGAGCTCGATGTCCCAGAAGCGGACCGCGAGGTCCTCGAAGTTCCCCACGTAGCGCGGGTTCTCGGGGTACCGCCAGATCCTGTCGCGGAAGTACTTCAGCGCGTCGAGGCCGTCGCCGGCCAGAAGCTGGCGCCCCCACCTGCGCCTCGCGCGCGGCCCGCCCGTCGTCCCCGACAGGGTGATCTTGATGTTGTCCATCCCCTGCAGGTCGACGTGCGTCCCGCCAAACGTCTTGTAGACCGTGCCGCGGTACTTGCCCTGGTACTGCATCTCCTGCGGGGGCACGACGAAATTGAACTGGTCGAGGATGAGGCCGCCCCTCACCAACTCGAACCGGTAGAACTCGCTCCTTAGCGGCATTCTATTGCTTCGCCTCCAATGCGTCGACCCGGGCCTTCAGCTTCTCGACCTCCGACGGCCCTATGGCCGGAGTAGCGGTCACCCTCTTTACCACCTTGTCGATGTAAGTGAAGTACGAGAGACTATCCACTTCGCCCACCTCTTTAGGATACTCGGACACGACGTGCTCCGTGTCGCCGGCGTCGAGGCGGTCCGGTAGCCGCCCAACACAGAACGCCGTGATCGTCCCGTTCGGCTTGGTATACAGGTAACTCATACGTCAGCCGCCAAAATGTAGTAGCCGAACACGAATGCCCGGTTGAAGTTCCATGTTGCGTCGCCCTGGGCCAGGTACTGAAGGGTCCTACTTGGGCCGACGTTCACGATGCCAGCCGCTGACCCCCAGTAGTTCGACGCCGAACCGACGAACAGCTCCAGCTCGCTGCTTGCGGCGACGGGCCCCCAGTACATGAGCGAGTCGGTGTCGGGGTTGTACAGCTTCGTCATCATCTGCACCGCGAACGCGTCCGCAGGAATGACGCTGGAAATGTCCACCGGGGTCCAGGCGCCTATGACCGGCTCCGTCGTGTCGAAGATTGTCGCCCGCGTTATCGAAACGTATTTCGTGGCGTTGCCCGGCCCCTCGAGCTCCACCTCGTCCACGACACCCTGCGCCATTGAGTTGAGGAACTTCCGCGAGCTCTGGTCATAGACGTAGGCGGCCCCGAACTCCGCCTCCATCCGAGTGCGAAACCGGCCGGCGAGCCCGGTGTAGTTTTCCGCGTCACCTACAGTCATCGCCATCGACGTCTCCTACGGCTGCCCATCGACAGTCGCGCTGCCCGCGCCCGTCATGTCGGGTATCGCGGTCGGGGGCAACGGGGGCGCGGGGGAAACGGGCGGCCCGGACGGGCCGGCCGGGGTCGGGTGAACGTGGGCCGACAGCCACGTCTTGAACGCCGCCCACCGCGTTTGCAGCAGCGCCTCCATCACCACCTTGTCCGTCGAGGTCAGGCCGACCTTGATCTTCTCGCCGCTTTTCTGCTTTAGGTGGATCTCGCCCGCCGGGGAGATGGTGACCTCCGCGCCGGCCGGCTGCGTGATCTCGACGGTCTTGTCCTTCAAGAGCTTAATCTTCACACCGCTGGGGTGCGTCGCGATCCTGTCGCCGGGGTCCGTGAGCTCCGCGATGAGCCCCCGCATCCCCTTCTGTATCGTCGCGTCCGGGAAGTACAGGCCGCCAATGACGACGGGGGTCGTTCGCCCCGGCACGAAGAGGGCCAGCGCTTGGCTGTTCTTCAGGGGCAGCCCGAGCTCGGCCCACTCCTGGCCTGCGGCCGGCACACCGCCGGGGGACACGACCAGGCACCTCCGGTAAAGCGTCCGCTTTTTTCCCTGCGGGGTCGGCGTGCCGAGCGTGACGTCGACCGTGTAGTCGTCCTCGTAGGCGGCCTCGACGGTGACGAACACCGCCTTGGTCGCTCCGAGGACGTCCCTCACGTGTTTGGGCACGTCCGCGCGCTGCGCGACGTACTTGTAGGTGTCCGTCAGCATGTCCTTCACGCCGAGCATCAGTAGTAGTCCACCCCCCTGGTAAAGGTCACCTGCGTCGTGAGCTTGGGCGCCCCCGCGCTGAAGTCGAGCTTGTCCGTGACCGACTGCGCCAGCGCCGCGGTCAGCCGGGTCGGGTAGTGCAGCTTCCTGGGGAACAGGATTTTCTGGCCGACGCGCACGTCGTGGTACCGGCCGGCCAGGGTCCCGGCCCAGTAGCTGTCGATGTCGGCGTACCCCTCCTGGAGGAGGTCGGCCAGGCCCGCGGCCGCCGCGATCGGGTCCTCGCTGCCGTCGACGAAGTTGAGCGCGGTCTCCTGCGCCCCCGGCCCCCAGATGGAGAAGAGGCGCTTGTCGACCGCGTAGTTCCCGGTCGCCCGCATGTCGTTCGCGTTGCGCTGGTCGGACGCCGGGTACACCAGGTAGAGGGACTTGACCTCCGCCGCGCTCTTCACCGCGTTGACGGCGGTGATCTTGCTCGCGGGGTACTCGTGGTCCGCCATGTCCGCGAACCGGCCCCCCAGCCAGGGGTTCGGCCGGCAGATGACCCGGAAGCCCTCCGCCGTCACGGGCGTAGTCAGGGGGTCGAGCGTGTCGACGAGCTGCCCCGCGTAGCACGTATCCGCCCAGATCTCGTTGAACGGCATGTTCGCCGCCGCGGTCCACAGGTCCCACAGGGCCTTGTGCTCCTCGGGGATGTGCACCAGCAGCGGGTACCGCGTGTCGTACGCGGAGGAGACCGTCTCGAACAGCCTGGCCCCCCTCGCCCCGCCGAACATGGTCTTGAAGTCCGAGCCGTCCGCGAACCGCAGCGGCTGCCCCATCGCCGCGGCGACGTCGGAATAGGCGGTCATGATCTTGTCCCACGTCAGCTGCAGGAGACCCTTAATGTTGTACCCGTCGCGCAGCCCCTCCATGGTGATGGCCGCGTGGATGGCCTCGAACACGAGGGCGAACGTCGCGCCCAGGTTGAAGCGCTCCCCGCCCCACGTCGCGTCGTGGATGAGCTGCGCGAAGTTCGTGAAGAGGATCCCGAAGTCCGCGGCCTTGATCGCCACCCGGTTGTTGATCTGCCCCTTGTCTCCGACGGTCGAGGCCGCGCCGACGGAGTTGATGATCCCCAGCATCTTCAGCTTGCCGTCGACCCGCGCGTGGATCAGGTCGCCGTTCTCGATCTGCCGCTCCCAGTCCTGGTGGGGGCCGACGTTCGCGAGCTCCGCGGACAGGCCGCCGACCGGCTGCTGCATCGTCTTCTGGATCTGCAGCGACAGGAGGTGCGTGTTGCGCGGGCCCGCCAGCGTCAGCGGCGCCTCGGGCCGGCTGCGGCGGAAGACCCGGACGTCCAGGTTCGCCTTGCTCGCCGGCCTGGCGATGACGCTCACTTGCGCACGTCCCCTTCCTGGCCCTCGGCGACCTCAGCCTTGCCGGCGAAGATCGTGACCTTCCTGCCGGCCTCGCGGTCCTCGGTGAGGACCTCCCGCAGCCCGGCGACGAGCGTCTCGACCATGGCCGCGCGGTCCGCGTCCGCGCTCTCCCCGAGCTTCTCGAAGTGCGACGCGATCATGGTGTAGGCCTCGGCCCTGGCCTCGCCCTCGGTCATGTAGAAGCGCCTGCCGATGTCGGGCTGCGCCTCGAGGAACGTGCGGACCTGCGCGGCGCGACCCTGGGCCTCGGCGCCGCGGCGCATGTAGCGGAACGCCCCGCCGCCGAACTCCTCCTGGTAGACCCGCTTGCCGATGTTGTACACCGTCGCCGGGTCCATCTGGCCGCCGGTCCCGTACCTGACGCCCTCCTTCTGCGCGTAGCCGGCGAGCATCGTGGCCGCCTGCTCCTCGCCGTACTTCAGGCTGAGGTACTTCGCGGCCACGATGTACCGCGACTCCGGATCGACCGGGCGGAACGCGCCTTGCTGGCCGATGAACTCCCCGCGCTCCAGCGCCCGGAGGTGCGTCAGCGCCCGGCGCTGCAGGTCCACCTGCTCGGGCCCGCCCTGAACCTCCTTTACGAGGCCGCCGACGATGCCGGCCGATAGGGACTTGACCTCCTCGCCGAAGACGTCGGTGGCGATCTTGCTCTGCAGCTGGTACCGGGTCTCGTCGCCCATGTACGCCTCGCCCGCGTCCTCGAGCGCCAGTCGGGCCTTCTCCTCCCTGGCCGACCGCCTCGCCGGCGAGTCGTCGGCGTAGTCCCGGCTCAGCGCCAGGGCGTCCGTGTAGGTCAGGCTGGTGAACACCCGCTGCAGCAGGCGCGCGCGGCTCTCCTCCGTGCCCCCCATCTTCTCGAGGCGCCTGACGACGGCGGTGATGTTCTCGTCCGTCGCGCCCTTCTCCATCTGCTCGAGGAGCTTGTAGTAGCCGGCGGAGGGGTCCGCCGCCGAGAGCGCGGAGAACATGAGGTTCGCCCCGAAGCCGCCGGCGCCGGCCGCGGCCCCGCGGAACGCCCCGGCCATCCCCTGCAGCTTCGCCGCGCCGAACTGGCCCTCCCACGTCGTGTTGATCTCCCCGAGCCTGGCCAGGGTGGCGGCCATCTCGCCGCGGTCCTCGACGCCGGCCTGCGCCTGCTGCTGCTGCAGGGAGACGATCGACTTCAGGAACTCCGGCATCTGGCCCTTGGTGAGGCCGGCCGCGGTGCCCTTGACGATCGCGTCCGTGAACGCCTGGCCCGTGCCGAACCGCTCCTGTATGGCGCGGAACTGCGCGAGCTCCTCGGCCTGCATCCCGACCGTCCTGGCGACCAGGCCGAGCTGCTTCATGTCCGCGTCCTCGACCGCCTCCCCGGTCTGCTGCGCGATGATGAGCGCGGCCTGCCGCATGTCCCGCGGGGCGATGCCGGTCTCCCTGGCAAGCGCCTGGTACCGGTCGAGCTGCGCCCGCGTCGTCTCGCCCCCGAACGTCCCCGTCAGGGCGCGGAGCGACTGTAGCTGCTCGAGGATCGGCGCGAACGACGCGGCCTGCTGCCCCAGGAACTTGGCGATCATGCCGCCGGCCGCGACCGCGACGCCCGTGCGCAGCATTCCCCGGTTTTGGAGCATGCCGCCGACGGCCTCCGCGCCGCCGCCGGCCGCACCGATCGGGCCGGCGCCCATCCCGCCGCTGACCGCGGCCAGGGGCGCCGTCGCGGCGGACCGGATCATCTGGGCCTGGCGCTGGCGGACCGAGCGGCCGCGCCGCTCCTGGCGCTCGCCGGCCTTCCAGCTGGCCTCGGTCGCCGCCTGCTCCTTGCCCAGGGCCGCGATCTGGTCCTGGATCGCAGACGACTTCGTCGACGCGAACTTCTTCGCGGACTGCGCGTTCTTCTCTAGCTCCCTGTAGAGCGTCTTGAGCTGGCGCTCCCAGGGTCCGCTGAAGCCGAGCCAGATGTTGTGTCTACCCGTCGGCATGCCGTCCTATCTTCTTCTCCGCTTCCAGCCCCCGAGGCCGGGGTGCCGCCGCAGCGTCCGGGGCGCGCGGCGCGCGGGCGCCTGGCGCTTGCCGTAGAACTGCTCCTTGGTCACGTGCTGCTCCCCGGGGGTCGGCGCGGGCCCGCCCTTCCCCGCGATGAGGTCGAGCGCTCCCCTGAGGTCGATCCCCATGCCCTTGGCGCGCTCGTGCACCCGCTCGTCGGCCTCGACCTTGCGCCGCGCCGCCAGCCGGATGCCGAGCCGCACCTCCTCTTCGCTAGGTAGGTTCGCCTCCATCTCGTATAGGAGCAGCATCTGCTCCTCCGTCAGCTCCTGGAAGCGGGGATCCGTCGGCAGCACGCGGAACTTGTTTATCACCCACGCCTCCAGCGACCTCGACTTCGCCACTCGCGCCAGGTCCGTCTCCCCGAAGACGCCTCCTGAAGGCTTCGTCGAACTCGCGGAACGCCGCGAAGATGGTGCCGATCAGCTCCTCGTCGTGGCACTGCGCCGCGCCCTTCCACCAGTCGGGCCACCCCACCAGCACCCTGTCGAGGGTGCAGAGGGCGGCCACGAACAGGTAGTCCTCCGCGGGGACGTGGTCGAGCGGTGCTCCGAGCGACTTGGCGGTCGAAGAGATGATGAGTCTCCGCATCCCCGCCGACGGTATCCTGATGGTGAACGTCCCCCTGGGCGTGTCTATCTCCTTGGTGACGTCCTCCCGGTTGAGGAGGTAGTCGCCGATGCGGATCTCCTCGTCTGTGTACTTCTCGGGCGTCTCTGAAACCTTCCTCATTTTCTCTTCCCCTTCTCTGGCCGGCGGCGGCCTACCGAAACCGCCGCCGGCCCGTTGCTCGGACCCCTACTGGATCCGCTCGACCGAGAACATGGTCACGTCGCCGGCCACGAACTGGTTGGCGTCGATGTTCTCCCCCGCCCTCGCGATGACGGCGCCGCGGAACGCGGTGTGCACCGTCTGCTGCGAGATGTCGACGAACGTGACGACGTGGTCCTGGAGCAGGCCGTCCTTCTGGATGTCGCTGCGCTTCGGGACCAGGCGGTTGTAGTCTGCCTTGTTCTTCGCGATGAGCCACCGGAGGGTGATCTCACACGTGTAGCCGAAGGACTCGTACTCCCGCGCGCCGAGGAACCCGAGGGTCTCGAGCGGCTGGACGTTGAAGTCCTCGGAGTAGGAGCACCCCTGCGCTAGGAGGATCGGCACCCCGTCCACCTGGACCTCGACCCACGCGCCGCCGGCGATCGACGTTGCAAGCTGCTTTGCCATCTCCCTATTCTCCTTTCACCCGCGCCCCTACGTCGCCGCCTGGACCAGGAGGTCGAAGTAGTGGGTCAGGAAGATGAAGTTGTTGGGCGCCACGATGTTCGCCTTGTAGCGGGCGCGCGTGACGTCCGCCTGCCGGATGACCTGGATGTCGTCGAAGGCCGGGTTGGCCTTCGGGTTGTCGGGGTCGGCCACGATCAGCTTCTCCCGCTCCTCGTAGACCTGCAGGCGCTCCCGCATCGTCGGCTCGACCGCGACCATGGAGCTGTTGGTCCCCGCCTTCCCGGTGAACGTGGTCTCCAGGAGCGTCCGCATGTCGTAGCTCATGAAGAGCATCTCGCCGACGCAGCTCCACTCGACGTACTTCAGGTCGTCGAGCTTCGAGGTCGTGACGCTCCGCACGACGCGGGCCAGGCTCCCGTCGACCCGGGGGATCATGAGCCCCGCCAGGATCGCGTTCTTCTGCTGGGTCTTGGTCGGCTTGGAGGTGAGCTCCCCGACGTCGAGCCACTTGTAGGTGAGCGGCTCGTTGAGGCTGAGCGCCACCGTCATGCCGAGCAGCTTCGCCGCCACGTGCATGGAGGTGAAGCCCGTCCAGACGTTGTTGACGTTGTAGTCGTTGTAGGCCCCGTAGGCCATGCCCTCGGCGTAGCGGTTCTTCCCCTCCGCCTCGGTGATGGCCGTGTCGATCGTGGACTGGGTCGACGGCAGCAGCGCGCGCCGCTCCCGCTTCCCGGTCTCGGAGTTGGTCGTGTCGAGGTGGGTCTCGACCAGCGTGTTGATCGACGCGTCCTCGATGGCGACGCCGATCAGCTGGACGTCCTCGTCCTCGAGGTCCGTCAGGGCCGCGGTCCACTCCGTGGAGGTCGCGCTCCCCTCCGACCCGCCGGTGAGGTACGGGTAGCCGGTCGTGTTGGCGAGCGGGTCCCGCACCGCCGCGGCGACGAGCTCCGCCGTCACGAACGACGCCTGGTCGGTGATCGTGTCGATCATGGCCTGGACGTTGCTGTCCGCCGTGTACGGGGCGGTCTTGATGTCCTGCGCGGTCACCGCGTCCAGCTCCGAGCACGCCGCGGAGGCCGCGTTCGCGTCGTCTGCCGTGCACGTGTACGAGGCGTGGTTGTTGATGTAGGCGACGAGCGCCTCCACGTTCGGGTACGCGCTGAACAGGATGGTGAGGTCGTCGGCGGGGGTCGCCGCGCACGACGTCGTCAGCTGGGTGGCGCTGATCGTCATGGTGGCGCTCGCCGCGGCCCCGGTGTACTGGACGGTGAAGGACTTCTTCTCGATGTTGTCGAAGACGTTCTCCACCCCCTTGAACTTCTCGGTGAACTTCTTCGTCCCCGCGACCGTCCCCGTCTCGACCTTGTACTGGATCTGGTTGAACAGGATCCCGTAGTCGCGGCTGAGGATCTTCACGACGTTGTCCGTCGCCGCGTCCTCGATGAACGCCGACGCCTGGACCGCCGTGTTGATCCGGTAGATGCCGACCTCCTGCGGGCGCAGCTCGTTCCCCGGCTTGAAGAACGCGCGGATGCACTCCATCAGGTTGCCCTGCCCCTGCAGGAGGGCGACGGCGTCGTCGGCGTTCTGCACCACGTGGATCTTCCCGGGCTCGCCGCCGAACGCGGTGCCCAGGAAGACGCAGTTGCTGGTCGACGCGAGCCCGCCCGCCCCCTTCGCGCTCGTGAAGCGCGAGTACGCGCCGGGGATGGTGTGCTGCGTGGTCCGACCGGCAGAGGTGAATGTTCTGGTCTTGACACTCATGGCCTGGTTTCCTCCTTAGTCGCTTCTGTGTTCCTGCGCCGTGGCCGCCTTGGCCAGCTCGGACCACTCGCGCATGTCGTGCAGCTCGGTCCCGTGCGCCTGCCGCAGCAGCGCCTTCAGGTACTTGTCCATCGGCGTGTACGCCAGGTAGACGTCGAGCTTCACCGGCCCCTCGGGCGGCGCGTCCGGCTCCGCCGGCTTCGCCTCCTTTTCGACGGGCTCCTTCTCGTCGGCGGCCGCGGCCGGCTCGGCCTCTTCCGCCTTACGCTTCTTCCCTAGGATCTTTCCGCTCATTGCGCCCTCCTCCGTCAGGGGTTCCAGTCAACGTTCTGGATGTCGTTGTTCGCCGCGGAGTGCTTGATGACCGTCGACTGGGTCCACTCCGTGTCTATGTAGTAAGCCTCCGTCCGGTTCGTGCCGGACAGCATGAGCTCGCCCCCGTAGAGGACGCGCCCGGTGTCGACGCTGTAGATGCCGTTCGGCGACCCGCTCAGGGCCAGGTTCTCCATGCCGGCGTCGGAGAACGTCTCCAGGTTCTGCTCGATGAACGCCTTGGTCGCGTAGTAGAGCGAGTCGGAGACCGCGTCGTTCTCCGACCAAACGGAGAACGCGACCTGCTGCGTGAAGTGCCGGGTCTTCACCTCCGCGAAGACCTGGCCCCCCTTGCCCTGCGCCGCTGCAAGGAGCTGCTGCAGCCGCGCCTTCGACAGGAGCCGCTGGTGCGCCTCCAGGCCGATCCAGCCCTGTATGATCGCCTCAGTCACCGTCGCGACCTGGTTCGAGAACGCCAGCAGCTGCTCCGCGTCCGTCTCGCTGGTCACGCTCACGGTCACCGAGGGGAACAGCCCGGCCGGCTCCGCCTGGCCCGCGATCTTCGCCGCGTTGATCCTGGCGAAGGGGTGCGTCGCCTCGACGCGGACCGGGCTGTGGTGGGGGAAGAGCTCCTTCCACCCGATGCCGTCGGCGTCGTGCAGGTAGGCCTTGAGCGCGTCGATCGTGTCGGACTTGATGTTCTCCCGCGCCGCGAACTTGAAGATCATCCCAGCATCCCCAGGTCAGTGTCGAGGCCCTCGGCCACCATCTGCGTGACTCTCTGCTCGGTCGCCTCCCGGACCTTCTGCACCATCGGGACCCCGTCCTTCTTCTTTATGATCCAGGTGCCCGCCGGGCTCCGCGTCGACACCGTGCGGAACGTCATGTAGACCGAGCTGCCGGCCTTGCCCGCCGACGCCTCGAACCGCACCATCCCGACGAGCCGCGCCGGCACGTCGAGCTCCGGGTCGCTCTTGACCCTGGCCCCCCACCGGTAGGCGTTGCGCATGATCCCGCGCTTGTCCTTGTAGCGGCCGACCACCCGGCTCTTCTTCATGCGGGTGATCCGGCGCGCCAGGCCCGGCGACTTCGCGGCCGCCTTCTTTATGGCGGCGACCTTGTGCCGGAACGGGATGTGCGCGTAGGAGGCGAGGCCGTCGTTCGTCTCACGGCGGCGGCGCCAGGTGGCGACCTCCTCCTTGAGGTCCCGCTTCGGCGTTCCGTCCTCGACCCTGTCGGCGACGGCGCCGGCCGTGTTGTGGATGATCCACGCGAACCGCCCGACCTGGGTCTTGGTGATGCCGTTGCGGTACTCCGTGCTGTTGACCGTCCGGTCCGTGCCGGGGATCGGATGCCCGCTGGCGAAGTCGATCCAGGTCCGCTCGACGTACGCAGCCGCGCGCTTGAGCGCGTGCCTGGTCGCCGGCAGTTCGTGCCTGGTCAGCGCCTCCCCCGCGGCCAGGAGCGGGGCGATGCTCGCCTCGAGCCGGCGCAGGTCGAAGATCTCGGCCACTACCTCACCTCCGCGTCGAAGCGCGCGCTCACCTTGTCGAAGACGGTGAGCCCGACGCGCCGCGGCAGCCGGAGGTTCTCGCCCGCCCGCACCATCGGCCGGCCGGGGAGCGCGGAGAACGTGGGGTGGTAGTTGTACATGATCGAGTAGTATCCCCCGGGCCTGCTCCCGCCCTGGACCCACTTGATCCCGTTGCGCCCCCAGAGGACGAAGTCCGTCCCCTCCTCGTAGTCGCGTACCGCGTCCACGACCCGCAGGACCGAGTGCACCTCGAACGCGGACGCGATCTCGTCGACGTCCGACCCGTGCGTCGGCTCCTGGACGGCGGTGCCGCGCTGGAAGCCTGCCAGCTGCGTGATGAGGTCGCCCGACCCGATCGCCAGGTTGTAGGGGACCGTGATGACCGCCTCGCCGCCGATGGCGAGCGAGGGGTCCTCCGAGCGAAGCCTCTCCTGGACCCCCAGCAGGAGCGCCAGGACAGGGTTCGCGTACTTGAAGGTCGCCGTGAGCGCGTCGCCGGCGGCCGGCTCGTCGCCGGGGTCGACGAACTCCGCGTGGATCTCGCTCCGCGCCGTCGCCGAGACAGCGTACGTCACGCCCTTCGTCGTGTTCTCCAGGTTCGAGACCGAGACCACCTCGCCGGTGACCGGCTCCTGGTTCCTGGTCCGCACCGGCGGCAGGACCACGTCGAAGACGCCGTTCCCCCGGTACGTCGGGGCCTGGGTCAGCTCCTGGACCATGGAGTAGGTGTAGTCGACCTCCAGGGTCTGGTGCGGCCGCGGGAGCTCCGGCAGGGCGGCGGTCGCCGCGATCGTGACCTTCGTGTCGGTGAAGCCCGTCACGGCGTACTCGTCGGTCCCGTTGACGCCGCGCCTCACCGCCTGGACGGAGGTGACCGGCGTGTTCGTCGGCAGGACCTCCGACAGGTCGTGCGCGCTGTTCTCCGACTTCACCGCGGCCCTCTCCTGGTGGGAGAAGAGCCTCCCGCGGCCGACGCACTTGTCGCACCCCGGGTCCGGCTGCCCGGTGTTCAGGATGCAGAAGCACGGCTGAGAGCGGAGCCACCGGACCCACTGACCGTGCTTGGTGATCTGCCTGTCGTAGGACTCCTGCGTCAGGAAGACGTCGATGCCGGAGCGCGCGGAGGGCATGTTCCCCGGTCAGGCCTCGAACCTGGACTTCGCGAGGCGGACCGTGGAGTCGCCGTACGCCGGGGCCGGATCGAGCCCCGCCTCCTCGACGAGCCTCTTCGCGGCCTTCGCCCTGGAGGCGTCCGCCTCCCGGCGGAGGCACGCGCTCGCCTTGTCGGCCAGCTCGCGCCGCACCGTCGCCCACTGTCCGACGAGGCCCTTCTTGTCCGTCCAGGTGTTCTCCATCTGGAACAGCCCCATCTTCTCGCAGAGGTTCTTCACGATCAGGTCGACCGCCTGGATCTTCGCCTCGACGTTCTCCCTGGTGATCGCGCCCTCCTTCGCGGGCACGGGCTTAAGGTCGCCGGACTTCGCCTTCCGGAGCACCAGCCTGTTGTTGAAGATCATGCGTCTCTCTCCTTTGCCTAGCAGAACTCGATGGGAAGGTTTTGGTACTTGCGCTTCAGCTCCTTGAGCAGCTCCTTCCACTCCTTCTGGAGCGAGAGGATGCGCGCGCCGAAGTAGGCGCTCGTCGCGGACTGCGTCGAGCTGAAACTCTCGCTCAGGCCGTCCATGCTGATGGACGAGCTCGAGAAGCCGGCGAGCAGGCCGTCCCCGACCCACTGCAGCGTCCCGACGGTGGCGATCTTCGACACCGCCTCCCGCAGGTCCTCCGGCATGTCGTTCGCCGTCTCGTAGCCCGCGGTGTAGTCGATGAAGTAGCCGTCGGGGTAGTAGCCGCGGAAGCGCGAGACGACCGTGCCGTACGCCCCGAGGAACGGCCCGTGCGTGAGCGTCCCGACCCCGGACCTCGGGTAGAAGTAGCACTGGCCGGCCTGCTTCTGCAGGCGGGTCCAGTTGTCGGCCGACAGCAGGATGACGTCCGTGTCGACCGGGGACTTCAGGACCGCGCTCTCGACCGAGATGACCGGCCTGTGCCGCAGCTGGAGGAACGCGTACCCGTTCGCCCACGTGTCGGAGTCGTAGGCGTACGTGTCCTCCTCGTCCGTGTAGTCGACGCCGGGGCCGACCTCCTTCGCCCTGACGAGCGAAGCAGCCGGCCTGGTCTTGAAGATCCTCTTCCGGATCGTGAGGCCGAGCGACCTCTCCACGAACGCGACGGCGACCCTGGACATGTAGCGGAGCTGCTCGTCCTCGACCTCCTGGCCGTTGTTCGCGACCAGGTCGACCCCGTAGAGGAAGGTGTAGCGGATGTCGTCCGGCGTCAGGCCGTCGCCCCACTCCCCCGCGGGCGGCGTGTAGTTGCCGAACGTGTGACCGGTCTTGGGCATCCTACACCTCCAGGAACTCGGCGGCCTTCTCGGCCAGGCCCTCGCCCAGCTGCAGGCCGAAGCTCTTGTACTTCTCGGCGTGCTCCGCGCCGTCCAGGACGTTGACCTCCTTCGGCACCGGCATGTCCACGCGCATGACCCTGATCTGGGGGGCCAGCTTGAGCAACCCCTTCTTCATGCGCTCGAACTGCCGGGGCACGCACAGCTGCCGCGCCCGGTTGACGTAGTCGGTGACCGTCCCCCAGGACTCGACCTTGACGGCCTTCTCGAAAGTCCGCGACGGGTCGTAGTGCCCCGTCCCCAGGGACAAGACCCGGACCTCCGCCTTGTTGTGCCAGCCGCGGTCGATCGCCTCGATGACGCACTCCTCCGCGGAGCAGTTCTCCGTGAAGCTCCCGCCGTCGATCCAGACCTGCTTGCCGGCGGGATCGTCAACCGGGTTGAAGTAGTACGGTGCGCTCAGTCCGCTTCTGGCAACGGCGTCGATCACTCGGATTTCCGCGTCCGCCGGTCCCCCCCGGCTCGGTCTCCGTGTGTCGTCGCTCTTGAGGTAGTGCGTTCGGAAGTCCACGATCGAGACCGCGGTTATCATGATGCGACAGTGAAGGTCGGCAAGCGTCCCCTTGCTCAGATGCCGGCGGAACTCCTCGACGAAATCCTCCCGGCGGTACTTCCCCCTCCACGGTCGCCGGAAACGCCAGTTGCGGTGGACCGCGTCGGCGAAGAGTGCCACGCCCTCCTCCGTGTAGATCTTCGATGCCTGCTCGGCCGTGAGCCCGCTCGCCAACGCTGCCGTGAGGACGGCGCCCGTGCTGCTTCCGGACATGAGATCGAACAGATCGTACAGTGGTGTCGTGATCCCCCTCTCGCGGAGCCGGGCCTCAAGCCCTGCGAGGAAGACCGCGGGGATGATCCCCATGATCCCTCCTCCGTCGACCTGCAATATCCTCTTCATGTCATGACTCCATGAGGTTCGCCGGCATCAGCTCTTCGCACCCGATGTCCGCTGCCGTTCCCGGGTACGGAAGTCCAACATCGGTCCCGGCCCCCTCCCACGGAGAGCCCTCTGGGATCAGGTCGCCATCGTCTCCATACTCCGTCGGGTCCGTCGTGACTTCGCCTGTCTCCGGGTTGTTCCAGCTTCCGCCGCCACCAACCTTCGTCGCGCAGTTGTAGTAGCCGTTGTAGCTGTTGTCGACCGTCGTTCCAGCATCCGTGTCCACTGCGCTGTCGCTCGACAGGTCTAGGAACCCGGTGTTCTTGATCGTCACCGTCGATCCGCCCGTGACGCGGACCCCCGTGTAGCTCCGGCCTGCCCCACGGATGAGGCAGTTCAAGATCGTCCACGTTGTCCCTCCGGTTGAGTAGACCCCGTGGTAGCACGATCCTGCGCTTGCAGACGCGAGCGATCGGCGCAGAACGAACGTGCTCCCCCACCCCGGCCGGAAGAACGACCCTCGCGGGTTGAAGACCTTGCATCTGTCCACGGTGTAATTCGCACCGAAGATGGCGTGCGCCGGCCCCTTTGTAACGTCGTCCGTGTCTATCCTGCATCCCTCAATGATGCAGTTCGCGTCCCCGGTCCCGTCAAACTCGAAGCCGAAATCTGCTGTGGGCCCGCTGCTCGTCCAATGTGCATGGCACCCGCGGATGATCTTCAACCCGTTGTACGAATAGCAGTCGACCGCGTCTTCGTCCATGTCCTCGAAGTAGCAGCCCTGCACCAGCAGGTCCATGTCGTTGTTCCCGTCGTTCACGCCGCGGAGGCATCGGTAGAAGGAGCAGCCGAGCACCTGAACAGCCTGCGTGACGTCGCTGTGGACGCAGACCGCGCCCCCGAGCGTGTCCTCCATCTGGATGCTTTTGATGATGAGCCCACCGCCACCTTCGATGTCGATCGCGTGGTCGCGAGTACTCTCTCCGTCGATGATCGGCGTCGCCCCCGGCACTGGCTCGATCGTCACCGTGTTGCCACCGTTGTCCACGTCCCAGTAGACCAGCTCGTTGAACGTCTCGTCTTGCACGAGGATCGTGTAGTCGTCGCCAAGCGGATCTATCCCGCGCAGGTAGGTCAGCAGGTCCCCGAACGTAGAGTAGTCACCGGTCGATCCAACCGTCAGCGTCGTCATGCCGGGTCCTCCACGTCGATATGGCACCGCGCACCGTACGCGAGATCGAAATTCGGCTTGACCTCAACCACGATCCCTCCCGCGTGCGGCTCTCCCTCAACGGTTGGCCTGTCTGGGACTGTTCCGCCCCACGTGTCTTCGCCTCCGCTGATCGGACGTTCCAGCGTTTCGATCCACATGGTCTTCGCGTACCACACCCTCCGGCGATACGTTCCGCTCGCTGTGCAAGGAGAACCATCAGCGTTCCACGCCTTCACCGTCACGCTCACGGGCTCCCCAACCGTACAACTCGCCGGTGCCTCGATCGTCAGGTAACGGCACTTCTTCACGAGGTCCGGCGTGTCCTTGTCCATGATCGTGTGCGGGACCACGACCGCCGTGTTCAGGTAGCGGTTCTTGACGTCCTTCCGCGTGGCGAACTCGCCGATGACGACCCAATCGCATCCAGCCGGCAGCGCCGCAGTCCCCGGGTCCTCCCGGTCCCACGCGATCTTCTTGACGATCCCCGTTGCCGTCTCGTAGACGACGAGCGCCTTCACTACACCTGCTCCGTGATTACGCTCACTGTCGCCGAATGGTTAACCGCGTTGTCCGTCGTCAGCTCCAGCGCCTTGTTCGTCGGCAAGGGGATGTAGCACTTCTCCTTCCCCTTGTTGCCGGTCGCGGGCAGCCAGACCTTTCCGATCAGCTCGTTGTCGTCTTCGTCCTGCAGCGAGAACCCCTGCGCCGCCGCTGCCGAGAAATCGTAACCAACGATCACCAGCCGCTTCCCCGCCCCGGGGGCGTCCCACTTCCCGTTGGCCGGGCTGTAGTCCGTCTGCGCCGCCGCGAATGTCTCGCCATGCGTCGTCGACGTCGGGTGCTCCGGCCGCGTGAGCGGGATGCCCTCGATCGTCGCCTTCTGTCGCGTCCAGTCCCCGTCGGTGGACACCTTCGACAGGCTGCTCTCGTACCGCGACCCGAGGACGTGGAGCCCCGTGGACGCACCGAGCGCGTTGTCGTGGACGGCGAACGCCGGCCTCGCAGCGCCCTCCCACGCATTGAAATACGGCGCGTCCTTCACCGTCACGTGGAGGTACCGGTTGCTGTCCAGCTCCAGAGCGCGAAGCGTACCGCTGTCGTGCCCGCCGACGACCAGCAGCTTGTTGGCGAACCCTCCCGCGTAAGTCCCGACCGTGCTCGCGAGATCGCTCGTGTCGGAGTCGATCGTCGCGAGCAGCCCGTTCGCGGTCGCTTGGTTCGCGGCGGTCGACACCTTCGCGTCGATGCTCGTCGTGTCCCCCGCGACGGTAGAGAGATGCGTGACCGCGGTCGCGAGGTTCCCACCCTCGCGCGCCGGGTCCGCCGGCATCTTCCCATCCATCGACGTCGTGTCCCCGGCAACCGTCGCCAGGCTCGCGTTCCCGGTGGCCTGGTTCGCCGCCGTCGCCACGGCCGCCGCCATCGACGCGAGGGTCGCCTCAGTCGCGAGCCCGGCGCCGCCGACGGCCTGGACCACGTTGACGTCCAGGGCGCGGTCAGCCCCAACGGTCGTCGAGGTGAGCGCCGTCCCGCCGCCGTCCCGCATGTTCGCGTCGACGACGCCTACGGTGACGGACGTCGATAGGAGCACCTTGCTCTCCACTTCGACGTGCTCGAGGAACAGGACGTTGTCGAAGAGGATGTCGGCGAGCGTGTCGCCGGCGGCGGAGAACTCCACGCCGACGGCCAGGTAGGTGAGCGCGGCCGTGTTGAGCCCGGTCCCGGCCTGAGTCCAGCCGTTGTCGAGCAGGTGCCTGGTGCACCTGTTCCACCCGCTGGCCAGGTCCGCGACCGGGACCCGGAACTCGGCGTAGTTGCTGCCGTCGGTCCCGAGCCGGACCCACGCCGAGACGACGTCGGTCAGGCTGGAGAGGTTGACCGCGAACTGGATGCTCTTCCTGGTCGCCTCCGCGGTCCCGAGGTCGAACGGCACGTTGAAGGTCCGCTCGACGCCGGCGTCCACGTGGCCGGCGGCCTTGTCGAACTCGAGCGACTTGGAGCCGATCTTGTGGGTTGTGGACTCGGCCAGGTTGTCCGCCGCCAGGCCGGAGATGGCGGACCAGGGCGCCGCGTCCTCCATGTCGTCGAGGACGGTCGCCGCGGTGCCGACGGACGACCCGTCGGCGTTGCAGACGCCTATCGCGTCCGGCTTCCCGTCGTCGTCCGTGTCGACCGCGATGTAGGCCAGCACCTCGTCGGCGCCGATCTGTGCGCGGGTGAAGTCCTTGTTGGGCATGTGGTCCCTCCTGTGTGGTGGGTGGGCTGTCCTGCGTTCCCGCTATCCCCCGCCGCGATCGGTTTGGGGGCGTGTCTGCGTCCCTGGGCCCGGTCCAGCTAGAGGAGGTCTGGCGGGCGGGGGATGGCGGGGGCGCAGGCCCCCTCCGGCGCTAGCGCCGGCTTCTCTTCTTCTTCTCGGCGATCGTGACGTGCGGGTGGATGCGCATCAGCTCGTCGGCGATGTACTGCGGGACCGTGGCCTCGCCGAACTCGTCGAACGTGATTTGGCCCTCGCACCCCGGCTTGTTGAGCCAGAGCTTCGACTCGCGGAGCTCGGGGCTCTTCACCGTCACCGGCGCTTCCCTCCGCTCCTTGGTCGCCTCCGCCTGGGACACGAAGTCCATTCTGTCCCTCTTCCTGGGCTTGGGCTCGTCCACCTCGTCCTCGTCTTCCTCTTCCTCTTCCTCGTCGGGCTCGTCCTCGTCCTCGGGCTCGGGCTCGGGCTCGGGCTCGCTCTCGACGATGCCGTCGAGGGCCGCCTCGGCTGCCGCCTGGTCGAGCTCCTCCGCCTCCTCCCCGTCGGTCTCCTTCTTCTTCTTCTTCGCCTTTGCCATGTCTTTGCACTCCCTACCGTTGTTATGCGCGGGCGGGCGCGCCCTGGCCCGGCTCGATGCCGGCGGGCGCGCCCGCGTCAGTCACTCGGTTGTGGCGGGGCCTAGAACCACCCCATCCCGCTGTAGGCCACGTTCTTGATCCGGACCATCTGCTCTTCCTTCTTCACGTTGAGCGCGCCGAAGAGAAGCATCAGGAACGGGTAGACCGCGGCGGCGGTCGGGAACAGGGGGAACTTCATCATCGGGAGGAACTGGTTCCACTCGATGCCGTTGTAGAGCGCCTCCATCGTGAGGATGTAGACGCTCGACGTCCCCGGCAGGAACGAGTTGGTGTCGTAGATGTCCTGGGTGGCCGCGGTGCGCGCGACCGTGAAGGCGTACCGGCAGTCGGCCGCGGTGGCCGCGCCCTTCTGGCTCCGGTAGACCTTGTACGCGGTGGCGGCTGGGGAGCCCTCGGTCACGTTGAGCGTGACGCGGTCCCCCGAGGCGACGGTGACGGCGCTGGACGAGGTGTCGGCGGTCGAGTCGCCGTAGGCGTTGACCGCGACCACCTTGTACCAGTAGGCGCCGGCGTCGGCCGCGGCGAACTCGCTGGAGGCGTGGGCGCCGGCGGCCTCGGAGTTGATCGTGGGCGCGCCCGGCCTGGACGCGGTGATCGTGGAGGCGACCGGCGTGGTCCCCTCCTTGATGAACACGTCGTCCTCGAGCTCCGGCTTCCCGAACTTGGTCGGGTAGGCGTTGAAGACGACGTTGCCGGAGACGATCTCCCCGGTGCCGACGCGGATCCGGTCGCGGAGGAGCTTCTGGATGTCCTCCATGACCATCGTCGAGCTGAGCATGAGGCTCGGCTTCCCGAAGTAGTCCCGGATGCGGCGGCAGCTCTCGTTGACCTTGTTCTCGAACGCCGAGCCGGTCGCGTCCCCGCCGCGCATGTCCAGGACGTGCGTGGTGAGGAGCGCGTCGAGCCCGTCGAACTGCTCGGTCACGAAGGAGCTGTTCCCGGTGAACAGGGTCTTCTCGACGTTGCGGATGACCCAGAGGGTCGCCGCGTTCTGCTCGATGGCCATGGCGTCCTCGATGGTGTTCGCCGTGACCGCCTGGATCGTCGCCTGCCTCTTGGTCTGCAGGTACTTCATGTTGACGATCTTGCGGGCGAGGGTCTGGTCCTTCTCCTGGGAGTTGCCGCCCTCTGCGACGAACGCCCCGTCGTCGTCCCCGACCTCGGTCCGCTTCACGTACTGGTGCACGGTCGAGCTGACCGGCTGCTTCTTGAGCCGCTGGAAGAGCTTGGCCTCCTCCTGCGTGTGCAGGACGGAGACGAGCGTCGTGTCCAGGGACTCGGGCATGAGCGCGCGGCCGCCCGTGAAGGTGGCGGCGTCGGTGCCGTACCCGGCGGTCAGGGCCTTCTGCAGGTCCTCGAGCACCAGGTCGTTCGCCATCGCGAAGCCGTCACCGGCCTGCGACGCGAGAAGTTCCACAACAGCGTTTTCCACTGCCCTTTACCTCCTTGTGTTCTCTCTGCGCTCGGCTACTCGCCGGACCCGGCGAAGTGCTTCGCGAAGTAGGCGGGCAGCTCCTGCCCGTGGTTGATCCGCATCTCGCAGACCCCGATCTGCTCCGGCGACAGCGCCTTGCTCTTGGCGAGCTCGAGCAGCTTGGCCTTCGCCTCCTGGGGGTCGTAGTCGGCGCCGTCCTCGGCGGCGCTCTTCCCGAAGCGCTCGACGACGCGGAGCCTGCCGCGGCGCTCCGCGGGCTGGCCGCCGGCCGCGGAGACGACCTCGTGGACCTCGCGGACCAGGTCGCCGTGCGACAGGGCCAGGCCCGCCGCGCTCTTCTGGACCGCGAACACCGCCTCCTGGGCCTTGGCGGCCTTGGCGACGGTCGCCTCGATCGCGTCGAGCCGGCGGTCGATGCCGTGGACGAGCGCCTTGAGGAAGGGCTCGATGTCCATGGCCGCCTCGGCCTCCGGGTCGGCGGCGACGGTCTCGGCGACGGCGCGGGACTTGTAGGCCTCGTCCTCCTCGTCGTCGTCGTCCTCGTTGTCCTTCTTGCCCTTCTTCCCGTTCTTCTTCCCGTTCTTCTTCTTCTTCATGAAGTCGTCCCAGGCCTTCTTCAGGTTCTCCGGGGTCGGCTCCGTGTCGTCGGCGGCGTCCTCGCCGCTCTCCTCGGTTGCCTCGTCGTCGGCGTCGGCCTCAGGGGCCTCCTCCGCGTCGTCGTCGCCGGCGTCCGTCTCCTCGTCCTCGTCCTCGGGACCCGGGAGGCCCGCGGCCTTCCGGAGCTCCTCGGCGGCCTGGTCGAACGCCGCCCGCGTGGGCGACTCCTCGGCCTCGGCCTCCGCGGCGGCCTCGCCGCCCGCGGCGGACTTGAGCAGGCGCGCCAGGTCCCTGGCTTCCTTCGTCACGTCCATGCCGTTCTTACCTCCTTATGGTTGGTAGCATGCGCTTGAGTCGGTCTTTATTCTCCACGATGAGCTTCGCGGCCTCGTCCGCCGCGTCCTCCGCGCCGTGGGCGCGGAGCACCCTCGTCAAATCCCCGTAGTGCCGCACCTGCCCGGTCGACAGGTGGCGCAGCAGGTCCACGAACGCCCCCTGCAGGTGCCGGCGGTGCTGCGAGTCCATCGGCTCCTTCGCCCCCATGAGGCTCTCCTTCTGGAGGGCGCGGCCGCCCGCGTACGCCGCGGCGTCCGTCCCGTAGCCGGCGGTCAGGCCCTTGATGACCTCCGCCCGCTCGGCCTCGTCCAGGATCCAGCTCTTCGCGAACTCCGCGAAGGGCGTGATCGACACGCCCTGCCCGCCGCCGGCCGCCGCGGTCGCGGCGTTGACGGCCCGATGGGTGATGGCCACCTCGTCCCACAGGATCTTCGCGATCGTGGGGATGGACTTCTTCAGGGCCGCGTCGAACTGCGTGACCCTCTTCACAATGAAGCCGCCGATACTGGCGCCCAGGCGGGTGCACGCGGACTTCGCGAGCTCGAGCACCGCCCTCCCGTACCGGCAGTCCCGGTAGATCCGCGCCTTCACCAGGGTTGCGCGCTTCTTCCCGACACGGACGTCGAGGGGCTCCCCGATGATGTAAGACGGGTCTTGACGGATTTTGTGCTGGTGATCCCAGCTAATGACGCCGGACTTGAGGAAGTTGTGCGCCTCGTCTTCAAGCGCGGATGGCAGCACCTTCTCTCTTTGCTGGTCAACCTGCGGATTGGACGCCTCCAAATAGAGGATGTCCTTCTCCTTTTTATCTGCCTTAATGAGAATGGACGGCAGAGTGATATACGCGTATTTATCCATTGGCCTCGCTCCTTACCAGCCAGAGGACGGACCCTTTCTCGGCTTCGAGATATTTCGCAGCGCGCCTCAGGGTTTCCGGGTTATCCCGCCCAAACCCGAGCATCAAGTTACAGGCATAGCAGAGGACCCCGCGCACTTCACCGGTCTCATGGTCGTGGTCGATGTTCTTTCTCCGCCGCCCACGTAGATTGCCACCACAAATAGCGCAGCAATACCCCTGAGCCTTGAGCAGGGTCTCAAACTCCTTCAAACTGATACCGTATTTCCAGCGGATGTACTGGTCCTTGTGCCGGCGCGGATGCTTAACGCGAAAGCGGGCGGACGCCGCCCTTCCAATCTCGCGCGCCTTCTCGGGATGATCCTTTTTCCATTGGTTCGACATATAGGGTTCTCTAACTACCGTTGGGCCCTTAGCGCCTGCGGAAGCGTCCTACGGGGCCGGCGTGTTCTCAAACTCGATGTCCTCTGGGTAGGTCCTGGCCCAGCGGCAGCAGCACCAGGGGTGCCGCGTGATGACGGCGTACGACTCCTTCGCCCCGTGCCCGACGCTCGACTTCCCGGGCCAGATGGCCGTGTCCGTGTGCGGGTCGCGAATCTTCTCCCCTCCGCCCTCCGGGGGGCCGGGCAGGAGCCGCACCACCCGGCCGACGACGTCCCGCCGGCAGACCGGGCAGGCGTTCGCCGCCCCCTTCCCGACCATGTAGACCGGTTCCCCGGGGTCGGCCTGGTCGAGCTCCGAGGCCAGGTACCCGTCGTTGAAGGCGTCCTGGCTCTCGGTCTCGACGATCCGGTCCCAGTCCCGGTTCCACTTGCCCCGCAGCTCGAGGAGCTCCTGGGCCATCTGGCCCCGGCCCTTCCGCTGCGACAGACCGTCGTTGATGACGCGCTTGATGTCGTTCCGCATCTTCTCCGAGGCGGAGGTCACGTACTGCGCCGTCCGCTCGGTGTTGAACGCGGGCCGCGCCGCCAGCGCCGCCTCCTTGAAGATGGCGGACGCGGCCTTCGCGGACGCGGGCAGCGGCTGCCGGATGTCCGCCAGCTTCAGCGCCTCCGGGTCCTGGCCGCGCGCCTCGAGCCGCTGCGTGATGGCCCCGAGCGCCGTCTGCCGCGCGACCAGGCGCTCGGCCGCGCCGCCGATCCTCTGCTTGATGTAGCCGTCGATCGCCCTGGTCAGGCGGTTCCACTGCCGCTGGGTGAGCGGCTTGCCGGTCGCCGGGTCGACGAAGACCCTCGTCCCCAGCCTGAACGGGGCCGCAGCCTTGGACAGCAGGCCCGTGTGCCTCGCCACCAGGACCGCGAGCTCCTGACCGATCGCGTGCCCGAGCCGCTTGAACTCCTCCTCGACCTCCGCGACGACCGGCAGGGGCACCTCCTTCTGGTGCGCCTGCGGGTCGCCGTCGCTAATCTTGGCCCGCGTCCGGAGCGCCTTGGCCATGACGGCCACGCCCCTGGCGAGCCTGGCGCGCCGCTCCCCGTCGTCGCCGTCCAGGCGGACGCGGAGCGTCAGCTCCCTCTCCTTCCCCATGGTCTCTCCCTACCGTTGTGTCGCTAGCGGCGCCGCTTGCGCCGGATCGTCAGCCGCCGGGTCGGCCCCGTCGGGTGCGACCTGCCGAGCTCGCCGCGCCGCACGGACTCCCTCATGTCCGCGTGGCTCGCACGCCCGTCGATCGCGCCGGACCTGACCCCCCTCAGGATCTCCGCCGCGTCCCTCTCGTTCTCCGCCTCGACGACCTCGACCGTGCCGCCGTCCCAGGCGAGCACCTTGTGCCGCTTCAATGGATGCCCCTCCTCACGTAAAAGCGTATGCGCGTGACCCCGGGCTCGCCGTACTTGAAGCGGTGGTGCGCCTCGAGGTCATCGGCCCAAGACTTCCGCCCGGCGCGGGTCTGGTAGATCGAGTTCGCGTACGCCCAGAAGCGATCGCCCTTCAGCCCCTTCTTCCGGGCCGCGGCCTTCGCCTCCTCCCACCGGGCCTTGTCCTTCCCGGTGGGCTCCTTTCCTCCGGCCAGCGGCATCAGTGCGCTGACCCCGCCCTCTTCTCGGCCGGCAGGAGGACCTCGGAGTAGTACCGCGGGTTCTCGGCCAGGTGGTCGAGCGCGATGCGCTTCGCGATCCACCTGGAGTTGGTGTGCTCCATCTCGACCTTGACGCCCAGGCGGAGCTCCTTCGGGTCGGCGTCCTTCTCGGTGAAGCCCTTCTTCCTGGCGAGTCCGCCACCCAGGAAGGACGCGAGCATCCGGTACGCGGCCTCCTCGGCCCGGTGCTCGTCCCAGCCCTGGCGCTTGGCCCAGGCGTGGAACGTCTCGTCGGACAGGTCGCCCTTCTTGACCAGGGCCGCGAACTTCTTGCCGAAGTCCTCCTCGCCGACACGGGACTTACGCATCGCGGACGGCGAGAAGACCGCGGCCAGGGACTTCCTGGTGCCCTTCTTCTTCTCGCCCTCGCGCCACCGGTACGTCTTCCCCTCGGCCTTCCGCCGCTCCTGGCGGCCCTTGCCGGTCTTGATCCCGTGGTACCAAATCCAGCCGGCGAGGCGGCGGACCGACTTGACGCCCTTCTCCCCCCCGAGAGCGGCCGTGACCCTCTCCCACCAGCCCTTCGGCGGCCGGGACGAGGGGGCGGTCTCCTTCTTCGCCTTGGTGAAGACTATGAGCCTCATGAGTGCGCCTCCTTGGCCTGCGTGGCCAGGTGCTCGAGCGGTGGTGTGGCTAGGAGGAGGAACTCGTCCTCTCCGTACTTGCCCTCGTTCGCCGCGAGCTTGCTGTCGGTCTTGGGGAACGCAAGGATCTGCGAGAGCGGGACCTCCTCGCGGAACACCTTGTGGTGGTCGAAGCTGTCGGCGGTGGACTTGCGGCGGGTCCAGCTTTCGACGGCGTTGCGCGCGACGGTCGGGGCCTTGACGCCGCGGAACAGGACCAGCCTGTCCTTCGACCCGGCCTTCGCCGCCGTCCCCTTCATGGCCTTCCTGAGCGCGTTCCTGACGGTCACTTCGATGCCGTACGGCTGGTCCAGGCCGGCCGCCTTGAGCGGTTCCGCGGCGATCGCCACGATCGCCTGCATGACCTGCACGGTGTTCTGCTCGGATACGAAGAAGGTCGGGTACTCCCGCGGCAGCGACTTGGCGACCTCGGCGTAGATCTCCAGGCGCTTGGTTTTGGCGTCGCCGGGCGGCATGTCCCTCGTGAGCTCCGCGCCGACCGCGTCCATCAGGGCGGCGGCGTCCTTGCCCCTGTAGTCCAGGTCCTGGAGCGTCTTGATGTCATCGACCTCCTTGAGCCTCCGCTGCGTCTGCGCGTACAGCCAGCGCACCGCGTCCTTCGCGGTCTCGCGCACCTTCGGGTGGATGGGGAACTTGCCGCCCTTGCCCTTCTTCGCCACGAGGTGCTGCCAGATGAACGGCTTCCGCCCGAGGAGCACCTCGCCGACCGTCTGCTGCAGCAGCACCGCGCCCGGCTTCCCGGAGCTAGAGCCCCAGGCGCCGAGCATGGCGTAGTGGACGTCCTGCCTGGATGACATCGGGTCGGGCCACGTCGCCCACTCCCTCCGCTGCAGGTCCCACTCTTTGTTGCCGGTGAGCTTCGCGTACGCCGGCATCTTCGCCCGGAGGCCGGCGAGCGACTTCCCGCCCTTGTGGGCGGCCAGCAGCATCGCCTGCAGGTTTGAGTCGGTGATGCGGTTGAGAAGCGCGGCGAAGGCGCCGCTGTTCGGGGGGCTCACGCCGCCCGACGCCTGGGCGATGGCGCGCATCGTCCCTTCGAGGTCGTTGAGCACGGACGCCGCGAGGTCCGGGTCGTCCTTCGTGTACTCGGCGAGGAGCTGGCCGTAGTCGTAGGGGACGGCGTAGTTCTGGGACGTCGCCCCCGGCGTCGGCTTGATCCTGCCGGCGCTCGGGTTGTTCTTCACGATCGCGGCGGCCATCTCGCCGACCGGCCCCGGCGGGGGCGGCGGCGCCTTGTCCTGCGCCTCGCCCTTCTTCTTCCGCCTGCGCGGCTTCTGCTCCTCGCCCGGCTTCAGGAGGCCCTTCTCCTTGAGCATGGCCTCGTGCGCCTTCACCTCGTCCTTCTTCAGCGGCCACCACTTCCCGGTCGGGAGCTTCTTGTGCCACAGGCCGGCCATCTTCCGGATGGTCCCGACCGGGAAGCCCTTGCCCTTCAGGAGCAGCGTGAGCCGGCGGAGGAGCGACTTGAGGAACTTCTCGCCCATCCGCTCCCTGCACGCGGCCTTGAAGTGGGGGAGCAGCGCCTTGAACTCCGCCTCGGTGAAGTAGTGCGACCGCCGGAGGTACCGCTCCCACTTGAGGAACCCGGCCGGCCCGTCGATCTCCTTGCCGCGGTGCTTCCACGCGGCGTACTGCTCGAAGAACCGCGCCGTATACTCCGCCGTGCTGCAGAGGTACGCGCCGGAGTTCTTCTCGCGCTGCAGGGTCTCGTAGACGGTCTCCTTGCGCGTCCCGTACTTGGTGCGGACCAGCCGGGCGAAGGGCGACCGCCGCGCCTCCCACGTGTGACGCACGTCCTTCCAGAACACGCCGCTCTCGCTCTCCGTCAGGCCCGCCTCCGTGGCAGCCTTCCGGAACGCCTTGCTCACGGCGTCGAGGGTCTTGACGCGGCTTCCGTGCTTCGTGTGGGTGAAACGCACGAGCTGCGCGGTGATCGAGGCCTCCGGCTCGCCGACCGCGTAGGCCAGCTTATCGGACGCGTCGCGGTACTCTCGCTCGTTCGCGGTCGTCGGTATGGCCGCGTCCGTGCCGAAGCGGTACCACCGGGCGAGCGTGCCGTTCTCCACCATGGCGTCGCCCATCAGCTCGCGGAACTTCCAGCCAATGGAGCCCCTGGCCTTCGGGGCGCCGGCGCCCGGGTCAACGGCGATGCCCTTCTTCGCCGCGTCGTCCCACGAGTGCATGAGCTCGTGCGCGACCGCGTAGGTGTGCTTGTAGTCCAGGTCCAGCTCGCGGGACTTGACGCCCCTCTTCCGCCAGGTTTCCGGCTCGCCGGCGGCGTCCTCCGGCCCGAGGTCGGGCCAGTACTGGCCCGCGACGCCCTGGCCCGTCGGCCCCTTGATCGACCCGAGCGCGATGACGTTGACCCGCAGCTGCCACGCCGTGGCCAGGCGGTTCGCGCTCGGCACCAGGCCCCTTATCCGGCCGAGCATGGCGTCGATCCCCTTCGCCTCCTTCGGCGTGATCTGCCTGCCGGCGAAGTCGTAGCCCTCCGCGTTCTTCATCCCCGCGACCAGGCGCTTCGTCCGCTGCTTCGTGTAGCTCTGCGCCTCCGCCTCCCGGTGGCACGCGTCGGAGTAGAGGGCGAGCGCGCGGGCCCCGGCGTACGAGATGCCCATCCCCTCCGGGTCCTTGAAGGCCGCGATCCACGCGTCGGCCTGGGCGCGCTGCGCCTCGGTCACGGTCTTCACGCCCTTGACGAAGCTGCCCCACGCGACCGACGCCAGGTGGTCCCACAGCCATTTCGCCGCCTTCTTCACCTGCGCGCCCTTCAGCCGGCCGAGCACGCCCTTGACCCCGGGCAGCTTGGAGACGAGCTCGTGCGGCGTCGGGATCCCCCTTCGCGGGCTCCCGTCAGGGGCCGCGGCGCGCCAGGTCTTGAACGCGAACTCGTAGTCCTGGCAGAAGCGGTCCTGGTATTCGACCGGGACGGCGTCCTTTCCCGAGTACGCGTCGAAGAACATCCGTTGGTCGCCGTGCGACCCCAGGTAGTCCCAGGGCCCGGCCATGTTCCGCAGCGCCTCGCCGATCTTCGGGCACTCCGCGAGCATCCGCTCCGGCGTAGCCCTGCTCCCGTCCCCGGGCGGCGGGCTCCCGTCTGGCATCTTGCCATGCTTGTGCTCGTACCCCGGCGGCGTGCCGCCGTACTCGCCGGCCTCGTACTCCCGGCGGCCGAGCCGCTCCGCCTCGGTCTCCGGCGCAGCCTTCCCGGTGATGACGTCGCGCCAGCGCTCGAGCTGCGCCCTCGACGCCTTGCCCCAGCCGTACCTGCCCGCCTTGCTCAGCCGGCGGACGTTCCCCGACGGCGTGATGTAGCCGACCGGCTTCGGCATGGTGGAGAGCGCCATCGGCTCCAGGTCGTCCTCTTCCGGCCCGACCTTCACCCAGCGCTTCGCGAAGTAGAACCTGCGCCGCCCCTTGACCTGGACCTCGCGCTGCACCAGGCCGGCTCGAGCCTTTTCCAGGATCCACGCCATGCTCTTGCCGAACGCGTCGGGCCGCTTGGTCAGGACCATGTACTCCTGCTCATTGTCGCGGAGGATGCCCTCGCCCGGCGGCGTGTCGTACGTCGCCAGGACGCGCGCGGCCGGGATGTTCCCGCGCCGGACCTTGCCCTTGAACTTGCCGATGTTGGCGAAGAACGTGGCCATCTCCTCGTCCGGGGTCCAGCTCTCGAGGATGTTGCCGCCCGCCATCGTCTGTACGCCGCGATAGAGGCGGATCTTCTTCTCGCCCCTGGCGCGCAGCGCGTCCTGGGTCCGGCGATACAGGTCGAGGACAGCGTGCTTCGCCTTCTCCACCATAACGTCGGGGATGCCCGCGTCCCGGACCGGCTTGCCGGCGAACGCGCTCTGCACGATCTGGTGCGTGACCGCGTTCGCCCCGAGGCCGCCACGCTCCCACTGCGCGAGCATCGCGTGCTGGATCTCCTCGGTCGTCGAGGTCGGGTCGTGCATGGTGGCGACCCACCGCAGCCCGCGGTCGTAGCGCGGGTTGTCGATGATCCGGCCCTTGTCGTACCTCTCGCCGAGCCCCTTCGCCTGCGCGCGGAACCCGGCGAGGCTCTCACCGGAGGCGGCCGCCGCCTTCATCGTGTCCAGCAGGTCAATCTCGCCGAAGCGGGCGTAGTCCATCGCGAGCCCGGTCTGCCTCTTCAGCTCGCGGTTGACGCCCTCCATGTCGTTGAAGAACGCCGCCGCCAGCCTCGGTCTTTTCCGGAGGATCGCCGTCACCTGCTTGCCGATGTCCCAGTCGTGCATCGCGGACCTGGCGAGGCCCGCGGCCGTCTCCTTCTTCCGCTTGCCGCCCCAGGCGGGCTCTCCCTGCTGCCGGAAGGCCAGCCACTTCGGGGCCATGCGCTTCACCTCGGCCACGACGGGCTCGATCGCCCTTGCCACCGCGGCCGCCGTTGCCGGCGCCTTCGGCCTCTCGCCCGGCCGGACCCACACCGTCTGCTGGAACGTCCTGCCGCCGCGGGTGACGGTCCGCTTCTCGGGGACCAGGCGGCCGCGCCTACCCAGCACCATCCCGCGGCGGGCCTTGCGCAGGGGGCGCCCGTCGCCGAACGAGGCGCGGCCGTCGGCCTCCCCCGCCGCCGCCGCGGAGGCGAGGCGGGCCGCGTCGGCCTCGGTCTCGGGCGTCAGGACCTCCACCCGCCGGCCGCCGAGGCCCCGGAGCGCGCGGCGCTTCACGGCCGGCCGCCCTCTCCCGGGTCGTCAAACAGCAGCAGGAACTCCTTCTCCCCGTGGTGCAGGTTGTTCCTGGCCAGCTTGCTGTCGGACCCCCAGAACGCGAGGATCCGGCCGTACGGCACGCCGGCGTCCTCGAGGATGTCGTAGCCGTCGAACTGCCGGGCGACGCTCCGCGACGTGGACCAGCTCTCCACGACGTTGCCGGCGACGGTGTCCTGCGTCACGCCCCGATACAGCAGCAACGGCCGCTTCCGCGTCAGCTCCTCCGCCACGGCTGCCGCGCACCGGCGGAACGTCTCCTCGTCGAACGGGTCGCGCCCCTCCTCCACGGCGCCGGCCATGAGCGAATGCGCCTCCGCCAGCACCCGCCGTGGGGCCTCCGCCGACGGGGAGGACCAGTCGGCCGGTACCTCCCCGAAGTAGTCCCGCATCGTGGCGGCCGCGTTGGAGCCGGCCGTCGCCATTCGCGCCAGCACGTCGGCGGACCCCGGGACGTCCTGCAGCCGGATCGCCGCCGTGTTGCAGGCCACGCGCCACGCCCGCTCCCTTCCCTGGGCCTCGAGGGACCACGGGGGCCTCGTGCGGAGCTCCTCCTGGGTCCGCCCCCACATGGCGCGGACGGCGCGGCGCGCCCTGGCGAACACCTCCGGGGGCACGTAGGCCCTCGTGCCGCTGGCCCGTGCCGCGTCTTGATGGCGGTGCAGCGCCGCCCTCCGCCCGTCCAGCTCGTCGAAGGCCGCCGCAGACTCGGGGGTGTTGGCGGGCGTCACCTGCCAGGCCTTCTGCGCGCGGACTACCTCGGCCTCCAGCCTCCTGGCCTCCTCGTCCCTGACCGCCGGCATGTTGTGCCGTTGCCAGACGCGGAACTTGGTTACCCCCAGCAACTCTTCCGCCGCGGCCTCCTGCAGCATCACTGCCGCCACCTTGTTGGTGGAGCTGCCCCAGGCGCCCATCATGGCGTAGGCCACGTCCTCCTCGGAGGAGGAGGGGTCGTAGAGGGTCGCCTCCTCGCGGATGTCCATGTTCCACACCGCGTCGCCGGTGGCCCTCTCGAGGTCCTCGAGGCGGGAGCGGAATGCGGAGAGGTCCTGCCCCGCGGCCCGGCGGACGAGGGCGGACGCGGCGATCCTGCCGACGGCGTGCGCGGCGTTCGCCGGCTCCCTGGCCGCGTGCAGGCGGTCCGGGTCCGTCCCGAGGGAGTTGAGGACCGACGCCGCCTCGGCCGGCGACAGCGTCTCGACCTCGAGGGAGGAGCGGCTCTTCAGCCACTCCTTGACGGCGGCGGCGCGGGAGCCCCCCGCCGCGGCCGGGCGATCGCCGGGCCTCACCCACACGTGGGTCCGGAACGTCCGGCCGCCCCGCGCGGCCAGGCGCGCCTGGCGCACCAGCCCGGGCCGCGCCTTGTACAGCGCGAGGGGGCCCGACGGCCCGGGCTCGGGGGGCGGCGCGGCCTTGGCCAGGGCGAGCGCGGGCGTCTTGACGCGGAACACGCGCCCCGCCTCGTCCGCCACGCGCACGAACCCCTGGCCTATCTCCTTGATCTTCCCCACGACGCCCCGGCCGAGCGACCCGCGGCCGCTCCCCCTGATGCGGACGGTCTGGCCGACCTTGGCCTGCGGCTTCTCGCCGCCGCCTGCCCTGCGCTTCCTGGCGAACTCCTCCGCCCGCGCGCGGTCCTTGCCGAGCTTCATCCACCCCTTGCCGGGGACCTTCATGTGATAGTTGCCGTCGGAGAAGCGCTTGACCGTGAAGTCGGGGTCGGCCTGCTTGCCGAACGCCTTCCTCAGGGCGCTGCGCGGCCTGGGTATGAGGGTCAGGGGCCTCATGTCAGATGACGACCTCCAACGGCCCGCCCTTGAAGAGCGCGTCCTCGAGGGAGGCTAGCGACTTCTCCGCGGCCCCGCCCTCGAGCTCGGCGTCCCCCTCGCCGACCTCCCAGGAGAACCGGCCGCCCTCGCCGCCGTCCCCGCCCTCGTCCGCGGGTTCCTCCCCGCCGCCGGGCTGCGCCCCGCCGCCCATCGCGGCCATCTGCTGCTCCTGCTTCTCGGCCTGGACCAGCTGCACGATCTCGGGCCGCAGCGGGATGCTGCTCCACAGCTCCTCGTAGGGCTCGAGGCCGTCGGCTCGGCGGAAGTCGTCGACGCTCCGGCTCTGCTTGATCTGCATCTCCCGCAGCTCCGCCTTCTTCTTGGCGTCCCCTTCCTTCACGCCGGTGAACTTGAAGACGACGTCCTCGTCCACCTTGTGGAGGATCTTGTTCATGTAGGTCTCGATGTACATGAGGAGCGCGCCGAGCCCGGTGTCCTTGCTCTCCTCGATCTTCGGCTTAGTGCCGGAGTGCCCGAGGCCCTGGGGCGCGAGGTCCGTCTTGATCCCGATCTCAATCGGGTCGATGGTGAAGACGGCGCACATGATGGAAATGATGAGGTGGAGGAGCTTGGTGTACTCCATGTCGCGGTTGGACTGGCCGAGCGCCTGCCAGTCGATCCCGACGCCCTCCTTGCCGGAGGGGATGATCGGCACGCGGAACTTCGCCCCGTAGCCGGTCATCTCCGCGACCCAGGCGTTCTTCACCGCCCGGAGCGTCGCCGCGTCGACGTCGCCCATGACCTTGAGGAAGCCCTTGGGCAGGCGCTCGCGTATGAAGAGGTCCTTGTTGTAGGTGAGTCCGAACAGGAGCGTGGTCACCGTGTCGATGCACTGCTCGAGCGGCGAGTAGCCGTAGCCCCGGTACTGCTGCCGGCTCCTCTTGTACATGTAGTCGAAGATCATGTTCTCCGCGGTGAACGTCGCGGTGATCTTCGTCCGGTTGTTCTGCAGCTCGCGCTGCACGAAGCGCACGTCCCGGCCCTTGGGGCCCCGCGCCCTCTCCATCCAGGAGCGGAGCGTGGCCGATGCCGCGCCCTTCCCGCCGACCGGCGCGGGCGAGGGGTGGTGCACCTGGCCGCCCCCGATCGGGACGGCGCGGGCGATGGTCGTCGGGTCGATGTACCAGTAGTCGAAGACCTTGCCGGCGTTCGTCCTGCGCAGCTCCGTCGCGTTCTGGTCGAAGGTGAGGACGTCGCGGACCAGCATCTGCGCGAAGTCCGGGAAGTCGTCCTCCCTGTCGGGCTCGTAGGCGAACCCCGTGTTCATCACGAAGTCCTCGAGCTCGACGATGCGCCGCGGCTTCTTCCCCTCCTTCATCTTCGGCGTGAGGCCGGACTTCGGCTGGATGGAGAAGCCCCTCTCCGCGGGGTCGGTCGAGACGCGGCAGAACGGCCGCACCTGCTGGCACCGCTTGTTGACGATCGCGTTCGCGATCGGGTTGCGGTCGGCCATCCGCTCGAGGACGGCGAAGCTGACGCGCATCACGCGCCGGCGCACGCCCTCCGCGAACGGGACGAAGCCGCCGGTGGTCAGCTGCGCGAGCAGCTTGCCGGGGCTCCCTATGTCCTTCAGGCTCTTGGTCGCCATGCTCTCCCCTTCTCTCCTTTGTTCTGTCGGCCCGCGGGTCTTCCTCGCCGCCCCCCGCATCCCGGCCCGCGATCCGGCGGGTTCCGGGTCCCCGTGGCCTAGGCGGGCGCGGGGAGGCGGCGGCGAGGGGGGCCCGCGGACGGGCCCCGGAGGCAGTGCTAGATGCCTACCCCCCGGTCAATCCCCCCAAGGGGGCGCCGAAGGCTGTGCTACTTCTTCCCGCCGGCCTTCTTCTTCGCGGCCTCGGGCTTCGCCGCGGCCTGCGCCTCCTCGGAGGGGGGCGGGAACATCTTCCCGGCCTGCTCGGGGGCCATGCCGACGCCGCTCTTGCGGAATCCGGCGGCGACCTCCGCGGCCGTCTTCTCGTCGTGGACCTTTTCCGTCTTCACTGTCCTGTTCTCCTTTCCTCGGGCTTCCGGCGCGCCTACGCGTTCGCCGGGAACGGGAACGTCCGCGTCCCGTTGGCGTTGTAGACGACCGCGTTCCGGTGCATCCCGCCGATGGTCGAGGCGCTCTCGATCGGCGCCGTGTTGTCGACGATACAGGCGAAGTTGTCGTGGATCGCGATCGGGCCGGTGGCGTTGTTGTCGATCCCAAGCGTCAGGGCCCCGATGACCGTGTTGTCGTAGATCGAGCTGTCGTAGGCGACGAGGTTGACGTCGACCAGGATGCCCGTCCCCGAGCCCTGGCCGATCCGGTTGTGGCGGATCTGGGACCCGATCAGGTAGTCGGGCGAACTGGCGTCGTAATTGACCTCGATGCCGGCCGCCGAGAACTCGCTGATCCGGCAGTGCTCCAGGATCGAGTTCTTCATCCCGTTCGTGGTGAACGCCTTCGTCGCGTCCCCGTCCCCGTAGAAGACGACGTCGTGCACCCAGCTGGAGTGCATCTTGTCGAACCACATGGTCGGGTAGGCGAAGTTGTTGACGAGCAGGATGTTCCCGATCTCGAGCCCGGACCCCTGGACGATCATCGACCCGGGGTAGCTCCCGCTCATGTCCGGGGGCGTGACGCTCACGCCGCGGTCCGTGCCGGGGACCCCGATGCCGACCAGGCGGATGCCCGCGCCGACCATGATGAGGTTCTCGGCGTAGTTGCCGGGCGCGACCACGACCGTGACGTGGTGGTCCTGGTCGTAGTTGCTGTCGAGCGCCGGGTTGGAGCCCGTGCCCGCGCCCCTCGCGACCGTCAGGGCGGCCTGGATGGTCTTGAACGCCGTGGCCCACGTGGTGCCGTGGTTGACGGCGCTCGCGGGGTAGCGGTTCGGGGCGGCGACGGTGACGTCGTCGGACCCGTACTTCCCGTCGACGTAGAGCGTGAGCCCCGGCCCGTAGGCCGAGCCCAGCAGGTCTGCGATGTCCGTCTGGACGCCGCGCACGACCGTCCCGATCGCCGCGTTGTGCCCGGCGGGGCACATGCGGTCGAGGCGGTCCTGCTGCTTCGCGGTCAGTGTCGTTGTCGAAGGCAGCATTCCACTCTCCTTGCCCCCGGCTCGCCTCGCCCGCCTCTGCGGGCGCGCGCGGTTGCCCGGCTGCCGCGCCACTGCGACGGCGCCGGGTCCGAGCCCGCGGGGCTAGTCTGTAGCTATTTTGGCTCCCCGGCCCTGGCTTCGGGCGAGGGGGGCAGGTTGTGCCTGCTAGTAGCGGTGGCGGACGGCCGGGTTCTTCGGGATGTACTTGCCGACGATCGGGCCGGTCGGCTTCCCCTCCATGATCGCATTGGACAGCTCCGTGTGGAACCGGCCGCGCTCCTCCTTGCCCAGGCCGTGGTCCCTGGCGACGCGGTCGACGGTGGGCCACGCCTTGTCGGAGGCCTTCTGCCACTCCGCGAACTTGTCCTTCTTCGGCGCGGGCTTCGCCAGCCTCTTCGCCTCCGCCCTGGCGGCGCGCATGGCCACGGGGTCCGCTTTCTTCGGCTCCTCCTCATCGTAGGCCGCGTACCACTTCTCCATGACGCGGCCCTCCGCGGCGTCGTAGTCCTCGGCGGAGGCGCCCCCGACCTTGCCGAGCACGGCGGCGACCCTCGGGCCGAGCCCGGAGTAGTCCCACTCGTGGCGGAGCCTCACCCACCACTGCGCGCTCCCTTTCGCCGGACCCTCCCACACCGGGGAGGCCTGCGGCTTGTCGGCGCCGGTCTTCTTCTCCGCCGGCTTCGCCTCGCCCTCCGCGGTCGGCCCGGCCTCCCCCGGACTCACCCACACGGTCGTCTGCACCTGCTTCCCCATGCGGATGACGGTCCTCTGCTGCGGGACGAGGTGGCCGCGGCCGTGCGCCCGGCCCTTCGCCTTCCGCAGCTCCCCGAGAAGCGCCAGCCGGCGCCGGACCTGGTCGGCGGTCATATCAGCCCCCTCAGCCTGGCCTTGCGCAGGGCCTCCCTGCGGCCGAGCTCGCGCCCGATGGCCGTGGACTTCCTGGCCTCTGGCCTCTTCTTGCCATACTCCGTCCGGCCGATCTTCCGCCAATGCAGCGCGCTGCCGAGCGCCCCCTCCGGCGTCTTGTTGTAGGTGGAGACGCGCGTGGCGTCCGCGACGGCGAACCAGCCCTTGCCGGTCTTCCTGATCCGCATGGTCACACCCTTCGGGAAGCCGAAGGCCCTGTCCAGCTCCATGTCGGCGACCGTCTCCCACGCCGTCTCGTTGCCCTTCGCCGACAGATTCTTGAGGCGGTTGATGTTCTTCTTGTAGTACTCGGCCCGCCGCTCGTCCCTCGGGAGCGCGCCCGTGAACTTCGCGTGCATCCTTTCCTCATAGGTCCCCTTCTCCTTGGATGGGGCCCTTCCGCCCTTTGGGGCCTCCCTGCGGCCGAGCTCACGCCCGATGGCCGTGGACTTCTCCGCGGGCCCGAGCCACGGCGCGGCCGGGCCCCTCTTCCTGGGCGACGGGCGCCGCGGGCGGCCCTCGGACATCCACTCGCCGACGGTCATGCCTTCCATCTTCTTCTTGCTGGCCGCGGCTTTCGGCCCGCCGGCCTTCCCTTTCGCCCGCGCCTGCGCCTCGGCGACCCGCCGCTCCCGGAACTCGTCGTAGGGGTCCTCCTCCTTCATCCGCTCCGCCATGGCGGCGGCGGCGGACACGGCGTCCCCCTCGGCCTGCTTCACAGACCGCCCGGCCATCCTCGCCGCGACGTAGGCGTTGTGGCCGGCGGCGTACGCCTCGTCGAACGACTTCCCGGCCGGCTCCTCAATGCCCAGGATGGACATAACCTCGAGGCCCATCTCCTGGCTGACCTCCGTCACGAAGGGGTCATCGATCTCGTCCCGCGCCTGCGAGGCGCTGGCGACGCCGCCGGACTCCCGGACCGCCTCCGCCCTGGCGACGCGCATCGCCGCGCTCAGCGTCGCGGACTTCTTCGGGTCCAGGCCCTTGATCTCGGCGGCGACCGCGCCCTCGATCTTCTTCGCCAGGGCCTCGGCCTCCCTGTCCCGGCGCCCGGCCGCCTCCGCGCCGGACTCCTTTGGGCCCGCCTTGGCCCCGGCGAGCATCTTCCTGGCCGCGTCCCTCGCGGCGGCCCTGGCGACCCCCGCCGTGGACCACTTTGCCGGTTCCGCCGCCTCGCCCTGCTTCACGCCGGTCTTTCCCTCCGCGGACAACTTCATCTCCCGCGCGCCCTTCTCCTTGAACTCCTCGCCGGCGTGCGCGGCGCGCGCTTTCTTGGCGGCCGCGACCGCCGCGTCGTCGGCCGGGGTCTTGGTGGCCCCGGCGACCGTGGCGTCGACCCAGGCCTTCTCCGCCGCGTCCCACGCCGCGCGGTCCGCCTTGTTGCCGAACGGGTCCGGGGCGAACTTCTCCATTCGGCTGAAGATCCTCCGCGCGGCGCGGTTGCGGAACACGTAGCCGGCCTTTTCCCTGGCGGCCTTGTCCTTCTTGCCCCCGTCGCCGGCCGGCTTCTCACCCGAGCGAACGTACACGGTCGTTTGGAAGGTCCTGCCGCCCCTGGTGACGGTCTTCTTCTGCGGCGTGAGGCCCTCGCGGCCCCTCGCCTTCCTCAGCCCCTCGCGGCGGCCGGCCCCGCGCGGGGGCGGCTCGTCCTCGCCGGTCAGGCGCTTGTGGCGCCTGCGGCGCTCCTCCTCGGTCAGCGGCCTGCCGCCCCTGCCGGCGACGGCGTTCCCCGCGCCGCAGCCCCGGCGGGCCTTCCGCAGCGCGTCGCGCCGGATCAGCTCCCTCTCGATGCTCATCAGCCGCCTCCCTCTAGGATGTTCTTCGCCAGCTGCAGGCCCCGGTGCATGGCGCGGAGCGTCTCCGCCGCGGCCGTCTTGTCCGTCGGCCTCAGCTTCGCCAGCGCCTGGTTGTACTCGGAGTACACCTTGTCGAAGCGCTCCTTGCGGGCCCTCTGCGTCTTCAGCGCGTCAGACTTCGCTTGCGCCGCGACCCCGGGTGCGCCGCTGGCCTTCGCCGGCTTGATCGCCCTCGCCTCCTTCCTGTCCGGGCGGACGTAGACGGTCGTCTGGAACGTCCCCCCGGCGCGGGAGATCGTCCTCTTCTGCCGGACGAGGCCGAACCGCCCGCCCCCGATCGCCTTCGCCTTGCGCAGCGTCGCCCTCAGCGACAGCGCGGTGTCAATTCCTGCCGACATTCCTGGCTCCTTTCACCCGCATGACGGGCGAGTACGCGTCGCCGCGCACCCCGTCCACGGCGGTCTTGACTTCCCTGGCCTTCCTCTTCTGCTCACGCTGGAACGCGTGCACCAGCGTCCCGAGGTCGTCGCCGACCATCACGTCCCGCTCGCCCACGCGGACGGCGTACTCGTGCCTCACGCCGACCATGCGGGCGACGACCCGCGCCCCCCGCATCGCCTCGCGGACCATCGCGTTCGCCTCCGGTATGTTCGTCGGGCCCTTCACCCTCGCGCCCCTCCCGGTCTTCGCGACCCTGACCCAACCGCCCTGGGCCGTCTTCTGGTGCGTGCCGGCCTTCCACTCGCGCCGCTCCCCCGGCAGCGCGACCCTGGCCGCGAACGCGGGCCGCGGCGCGCCGGTCATCCGCTGCCTCGCCAGGCCGAGCGTGCCCGCCGCCCCGGCCTGCCTGGCCCGGCGCCTGGCCGAGACGCCCTTGCGCAGCCCCTCGACGTCGCGGGCCAAGCGGGACTTCGCCAGGACCCTCCGCGGGTCCATTACGCCTCCCCCTCTACGGCCTTCGCCGCCGCGGCGACCGCCTTCTTGGCGACCTCGGCGGTCATGGACTTCCCGCCCTTCGTGGCCCTGCTGACGGCCTCGTCGTAGGCAGTGATCGCAAAGTCGTACGCGTCGTCTTCGTGCCAACCGGCCCTTTCCAGCCTTTTGGCGAAGGTCGAAGCCCGGCCGAGGCCCCGCTCGTAAACTAGCACCTCTCCGATCGTCTTAAAGCCCATGTCGCCGGCCCGGTTTCTGAGCTCGGAAACCACGGACTCCACCGCCTTGCCCGGAGTCTTGGCGCCGGGATAAACGGCGTCCTTCGTCTCCACATAGTACTCCGGCTTCTTGTCCCACTCAGTCCGCAGCCCGTACTTAACAACCGCGTCGGCGCCTAACGCGCGTTTTGCCGCCTCTGTGGCCGCGTCCATCGCGGCTTTACCTGTGCCGGCCAGCTTCTTTCCCGCTTTGGCCCGGATCGCCTCCTTATCGGCCGCCCTCTTCTCGCCCGGCCTGACGTACACCGTCGTCTGCACGGCCTTCCCCTTGCGGTAGACCGTCTTCTTCCTGGCCACCAGCCCCTCCCGGGCCTTCCTCAGGCGCTCTTGCAGCTCCATTTTCCGGCGGATGTCCATCACGTCTCTCCCATCGCGGCCATGATTGCGTCCACGCCCCGGTCCTGGGCGCGGCCCTTCGCCGCCTTCCATTCCTTGGCGGACACGGGCTTTCCCTCGTCGATCTTGTCCATGAGGCCCTGCAGCTCGTCGCCGACGTTCTCGGAGAGGCGGTCGGCGGCGCGGTCGCTGATGTCGCGCACCTTCATGCCGCGCTTCTTGAAGACGGCCAGCGCCTCCTTTTCCGCGGCCTCCATGACCTTGTACTTCTCCTCGTAGGCCGCGTCGAGGTCCTTGGGGACGCCGACCCCCTTCTTGGCCGCCTCGGCCGGCTCCTTCTGCAGGGAGCCGCGCAGCCTTGCCAGGGCCTGGCGATGCGGCAGCCCGCTGTTGCGGTGCGCGACGTACTTGTCGAACGCGGCGCGGGCAAACGGCGAGTACTTGTCCTTGGCGTAGTCGATCGCCTCGTCGACGACCCGCCGGACGCCCTCGTACTGCCTGGTGGTCAGGTCACTGACCGTCAAATCCGGCCTGGCCCACACCGTCGTCTGGAAGGTCCTGCCGCCGCGGGAGACCGTGACCTTCTTCCGCACGAGGCCCGACCTGGCCTTCATCAGCGCCTCCCGCAGCGCCAGCTCCCGCGAGAGGGGGCGCTCGCTCTCCCCGCCTATCCTGAGGCCGGTCACGACGCCGCCGCCACGGTCGCGGTCACGTCGGCCGCGGTGTCGTTGACCAGGACCAGGGACGTGACCGCCGCATCGTAGTGCATGACGAGCAGCCGCCCGAACTGGACGGCCGGGCCCCCGTTGACCTTCGCGCTCAGCGCGGCGGGCGCGCTCACGAGCAGCGTCGTGCCCGTGGCGACCTGCGTGAGGTCGATCGCCACGTCGCCGCCGCCTGTCGCGACCGTCACGTCCTTCACGACGGTCAGGCCGTTCCCGAGCGACTGCACGGAGTCTATGACCTTGTCCAGGCGCTGGTCCGTCGCCGCGCCGGTCCCCTGGATCTTCAGGTCGAGGGTCAGCCTCGCCTCCATCTGCGTTCCTCCTTGGTCGTTGTCGGTATGAAGACTGCCGGCGGCCCTAGCGGGCCGTCAGCTCGGTGGGCATGTGGATCGGGACGCGGACGACCTTCGACTTCATCGCCAGCTTCACTTCGCGATCACCCTCTGTATCCGGAGCCTCGACATGCGGGTAAACCTTTGGACGGCCTCATCCCGCCTAGCGTCTCCCGTCAGCTTTCCCCGCCCGACCTTGCCCCAAGGCACCCCCGCCTTAGCGGCCTCGTCGCGCCGCATGGCACGGCCCCAGCCCTTGATCCACGCCGCGCGCTCCTCCGTCCCTTCCGGGTACGGGCACTTGCGGCTGTCCCCGTACAGGGCGTAGTCCGCGGCGCCTATGAAGTAGGCCGTGTTCGTCACTTCGCCCTCCTGAGCCGCTTCAGCCCCTGGCAGACGCCGAACCGGCTCGCCGGCGCGGACCGCCCCTTCGCGTTCTCGAGCGGCTTGCCGAACAGCTGCGCCTCCCAGCACCTCGCGGACCGCCGCGTGATGGTCGGGTACTTGTTCCCGAGGTTGGAGGCGAACTGCTCGAGCACGCCCCGGACGTTGTGCATCAGGATCCCGAACTCCGCGGTCCTGCGGTCGTACCCTATCTTCTTGGACGGGTGCACGACGAGGGCGATGCCGCCCTTGCTCGCGTGCCTGGCGGCGTCGCCCTCCCTCGTCAGGGGGAACCTGCGGACCTGCGGGTAGCGCGTCACGGCTTCCGCCCCCTGGGCCGGTGGTGCGGGCCCAGGTCGGACAGCACCGCCAAGGCCATGCCGCCTAGCATGGCGGCGGCGCCCCCCGCGAACGCGATCAGCACCCAGGCCCAGTGGACCACGCTACCGCCTGAACTCGGCGCCCTCGAGCGCCTCGTTGACGGCCTCGATCGTCGTCCGCCCGCAGTTCTCGCAGGTCGCCGGCGCGACCGTGACGGCCCCGTCCCGCCCGTACTTCACCGCCGGGCCCGCGTGCCCGGGGTCCACCTTGAAGACGTGGCCCTTGCACGGCTTCGGCTCGGCCTTCTTCCTCGCCTTGGGCTTGTCGTCGCCCCTCTTCTTCCCGTCTTCTGTGTTCTTCGTCGTCAGCATGTCTTTCCTCCCATGATCGCGTTCAGCCTCTCCGGCGTGTGCTCCGCGTCGTTCTTCCTCGCCTGCGCCAGGTCCCTCTCGGCCCGGCGCCTCTTCTCGTCCGTGCGGTCCTCGCTGATCTCCGCCGCCATCCTGGCGGCCAGTTTCCGCTGCGCCCCGACCAGCTCGTCGACCGCGTCCAGTGGCGACGCCGAGCCCTCGTTGACCGTCCGGAGCAGGTCGACCGCGTCCGCGCCGGTCCACCTCTCCTTGCACTTGCCGCACTCGAGGGTCATGAGGTCGTCGCTCGCCCTCACCCTGCCGCCGCAGGGGCAGACCAGGGCGCTCACTCGCCCGCCCCGGTCAGCTCGGCGCGCTCGGCGCAGGCCTCGACCGCCAGCCCCTCGTGCCCGTGCCGCCGCAACCAGACCTCGGCCTGCCTGGCCTGCTCCGCGAGGATGTCGATCCGCAGCCTGTTCCGGTGCGCCTCGACCAGCGCCGCGAAGTCCCTCTCGGCGCGCAGGACGAACCTCCGCCCGTCGCGGAGCGTCATCCTCGCGTGCCACGGCTCCGGCGGCTGGTGGCCCGGGTTGGACTGCGCCAGCTCGACCAGGTCCGCCGCGTCGACCGACAGGGTCTCCGGCTCGCCGGTCGTCTCGTGCGACCCGGCGTGCGGGCACTCGTGGCCGTGCTGGCACCGCGGCCTCAGTATGACGGGCTCGGCGACCACGCTGACGCGCGTCTCGAGCTCCCTGACGTCCTGGCCCTCTTCCATCTTCTCTCCCCTCAGAAGCCGCCGAGTATCCCCGGCGGCGCGGCCTCAGACCCGTTCAGCCTCGCGATCGCCGCGAGCGCCTGGTCCGGCCTCATGCCCTCGGTCGCCGCCGCCACCTTCTGGCCGAACGACGGCTCCTGGGCCGCGAGCCTCTCGATCTCGTCCTGGGCCTCTCCGCTCGCGTCCTTGTAGAAGTCCAGGAAGTCGACCTTCACCGTCATCAGCGCGGCCTGGACGCAGTAGGCCTCCGCCAGGAGGTAGTGGTCCGGCCCGGTCTGCAGCCAGGCGAACCGGCCGCGCTTCTCGACGAAGACCCTGGTGTTCGCCCCCATCTGGTCGGCGTAGTCGGGGACGTCCATCAGCCAGGGCGGGTTCTCGTACCCCCGCGCCCTCACCAGCGCCAGCACGGCGTCGATGGCCTCCGTCCTGTCCAGCGTCAGGGCCCTCTCGTCTCTATTCACGATGGGGTACTTAGCGGAGTCGGAGAAGTAGCACCTCCACAGGCCCTTCTCCTGCTTCTGCGCCTCCTTCACGAGCCTCGCCTCGGGCAGCGCGTCCACCACGGCGCGCTTCACGCCCCACCTCCTCAGCTCCGCCCGCGCGCCCTCCGGGCCGTCCACGACGCCGCACCAGACGAGCGGCGCCCGCAGCCCCTCGCCGGCCCTGAACGCCTGCCTGACCACCATGTTCCACCGCTTGCCGACGTCGATCCCGGCCACCGCGTTCCGCAGCGGCTCCTCGCCCTCCGCCCGCGGCCTGGCCCTCCGCGCCCCGGGGACCTCGCACCCCCTGAGCGCGGCCCTGTCCACCCTGTTCTCGGAGCTCGAGTGCGGCATCCCGCACGCGCTGTTGTCGAACAGCTGCTCCGCGTGCGCGCTCCCCCTAGACTTCAGGAACCACTCGCCGACCTCCCGCAGCGGCACCTTCGGCGCGCCGAACGTCTGGTCCACCCTGAAGCCGCGCTTCCTGGCCCCCGGCCTCTCGTGCACGTACTCCCCGGCCATGAAGCGGTCCAGCGGCCTCCCGCACTCCCCGCACACCGGCCTCAGCTCCGACGCCGGGTCCTCCGGGTCCCACTCTCTGTCGAGGAACTCCCACTCCCCGTCGCCGACCCGCCTCACCACGTTCCGGTACCACTCGAGCGGCTGCCACGCCCCGCACCCGCACCTCACGTGCCACAGGCCCTTGCTCGACTCCCTCCAGTCCACGTCGATCCCGTAGTTCTCGACCGTCGGGTTGCTCACCGCCCTGAAGAGCCTGTGCTCCGACGACTTCAGCCTGTCCGGCGCCATCCTGATGACGTCCTGGTCCATCTCGTCCTTCTCGTCGAGGTAGACCGCGTCCGCCGGGAATTCCTTCCAGCTCTCCACGACGTCCGACGCCGCGTACCTTATCACGCCCCGCCCGAAGTTCTTCTGCCTCACGCTGTCGGCCCTCGCGACCGGTGTGTCCTTCAGGATCCTGGCGTAGAGCGGGATGTCCTTGATCGGCTTGTTGACCCTGTGCTGGACGAACCCGTTCCGCAGGTCCCCGGTCGGCAGCGCGTAGATGACGGCCAAGCCCCTCGCCGCCTCCTCCAGGTGGGAGATGACGAACGCCTCGCTGATCCCGCACTGCACGCTCTTCTCGAGCACGACCTCGCGGTGCGCGTCGAGCGCCTTGTAGATGGGGACGAGGAAGCGCGCGTCCCTGAAGGACATGCGCCTCCCCCTCGTGTTGCGGTGGTGGTAGAGCGCCCAGAAGAGCTTGCGGCTGTCCCGCCGCAGCTTCTCCTTGCGGAGCTCCGCCTCCCTCTTCAGGTTCTCGAGGCTAGGCACGCCGCAGCCGCCTCACGATCTCCTCGATGACGCGGCGGGTGAACTCCAGGCGCAACGCCAGCTCCCTGGTCACCGGTTGCTCCGCACCGTGACTGTCTTGTCGATCGTCACGCCCCCGCCCCCTCCGCCGACGACGCGCTGCTCGATGACGATCCTCCCCGGCGGCTCCGTCCGGTTGTCCTCGTAGCACCGGTACGCGATCGGCGCCAGCGTCGCGACCAGCCCGGCGAGGACCGGCGCCAGCCACCTCCACACGCCCGCTCGCCTGCCCGCTACCACGCCCCCTCCGTCTCGGGATCGTACCCGTGCAGCCACCGGAACCTGTCGCCGACCCACGAGGCCAGCCGCCGCGGCGCGCCCACCGACGCCCCGATCCTCTTCCCGGCCGCGACGCGGCGCGCCAGGGCGATCCGCCACCTCACCGTCCCAGCGTCTCCCGCCGCGTCGGGCCGGTCAGCTCGTACGTCTCGACCTGCCTCACGATCTCGCGCAGGTCGCCGAACTCCCCTAGCGGCACCCACACCGCCGCCGTGTGCGACTGCTCCGGGTACTCGATGCAGACCTGCGTGACGCCGGCCGAGTCCTCGGCCACGCACGCCACGACCTTCCCCGACGTGTAGACGGCCTTCCCCCTCTTCACAGCGAGACCGCCCGCAGGTCTCCGAGCTCGAGGCCGGACACGAAGTCGGCGACCTTGTGCCCGTCGCCCGACAGGTCGACCGCGGCCCCGCACAGGCAGACCGCGCTCGCCTCGGCGGTCGGCGGCGTCCTCCTGTCGGGGTGCGGCGTGCCGTTCACCTCGTAGACGACGGGGTAGTCGACGCGGTTGCGCGTCACGACCATCTTCCCCCGGCACACCGGGCAGCGCAGCGCCCGCCTTCTCGGCTTTCCCACGGCTCTAGACGTTGGCGGCCATGAAGCCCAGCTTCTCGCCGAACCGGTCTATGGCCTTCTGGGCCTCCTCAACCACAGCCTTGTCCCGGTCGCGGCCCTCCTTCTGCGCCCTGTTGGCGTGGTCCTGACGGCACGCCCTCATCCAGCCGGCCATCCACGTGTTGCGGTCCGGCCCCTCGCCGTACGGGCACTCGCACTCCTCGCCCATCGCGAAGTACATGCCCTGCCCGAGCACGTCCGGCAGCTTCGCCTCGTCCCGCAGCGTGCGGAGCACCTGCAGGATCGCGGTCTTCAGGCCGTCGGTGAACGCCTTCTTGCAGCACTCGCTGCGCTCCTTGAACGTCGGCTTCCTCTCCTCCAGGCTCATTGGGCCGCCCCCTTCCCGTCGTCTTTCGCCTTTCCGCCGTCCACGGCCGCGGGCTCCTTCGCGCCGGCCTTCGCGTCCTCCACGGCCTTCTCCGCGGCCTTCGCCGCCTTGTCGAGGCCGGCCATCAGGTTCTCGGCCTCCTGCTCCTTGGCAGGCGTCGGCCAGTTGTCCGCGCGGATCGCGGCCGCCAGCGACAAGGCGAGCGAGCCCGCCCCCGCGAACCGCTGCGCGTTCTTCTCGTCGCCCTTCCGCACCGCCTGGCCGGCGAGCAGGTCGCACTGCGTCGCCTCCCGGTCCAGCGCCTCGAGGGCCCTGTTCGTGTCGATGGTCTTTCTCACTTCGCTTTCCTCGCTTTCCTCTTCGCTATCCCGGCCACCGCTGCGGCGACCGCCTTCTTCAGGACATTGAGCAGCGAGACGCGTACGACGACCTCGAGCTCCCCGAACCCCACCTTCGTCACCTTCACGATCTTGAAGCCCGGGTCTTTCCGGTCCCGGGCCTTTGCGACCGCCTTCTTCACCCGCCTCCGCGGTTTCCTCTTTTTCACTGGCATCAGCTGCCTCCTCCGTTCGTTATCTCCGCCAGGATCCGCATGTGCCGCGGATCCTCGTATCTCGCCTTGTCCCGGCCGACCGTCAAGCCGTACTGCCGGGTGATCTCGCTCTCGATCTCCACGCGCAGGTCGGCGCACCGGCCGTCATCGAAGCGGGAGTACCTCGGGTCGTAGAGGATGTCCTTCGCATCCACCAGGTGCCGCATGCTCCGGTCGCGCAGGCCGCTTCGCCACACCGTCTCAGCCAGGCGCAGCAGAGCCCACGCCTTGTCGCAGGCCACGTCCACCAGGTCCGGCCTCAGCTCCAAGGCGCAATGGTAGTTATCGACCGCGGTGACCCACCACCCCTTGTTCGCCGCGTCGTGGCCCATCCGCCGGTAGACGAACGCCCGCGCCGTCTCGATGTCGTCGTTCGCCCCGACGTCGGCCTTCCGAAACCGGGCCTCGCTGTCATTCATGAGATTGGTGGAAACCTGCTCGGCGAGGTCCACGCGGTCGCACCGCAGGGCCGCGTAGACGAGGTTGACCCCGGCGTGGTGCCGGACGTACGGACTGCCGTACTTCAGCGCGTGCTCGTAGTACGGTATCGACCCGCAGTGGTCGTCCTTCTCCCGCTGGATCTCCCCTAGGAGCAGGTAGGCCATCGGCCGGGCCTCCAACCTGCCCTTCTCGAAGACGTACTTCGCCAGCAGGACCTCCGCGTCCTCGTACTCCCTGAGGTTGTAGAGCTTCACCCCATTGTGGAAGCTGCGCTCTCCGGCCTGCGTCCTCGGGTGCGTCCCGATGCTGAAGTCGTCGGGGTACTCCCGCGCCTGCGGCGGCGTCTCGTTGCCGTCGCACCCCAGGACCAGCCAGCACCACAGGCCGATGACCGCCGCGACGATGCCGACGATCGCCAGATACTTCAGCCAGGGCCGCAGGACGTCCCTCCAGAAACTCACCGGGACGCGTGTCCCTTAGCCGGCATCAATCCCTCGAGCTCACGCAGCTCCGCCGCGGCCGGCCCCCACTTCATATCGGGGTCCGGGACGTACGTCAAACCCCCACCGCGGCCCCACACGAGCCAGCCCTCCGGCGTCCGGGCCGCGTAAAGCCGCGCCCCCTCATGGAGCACCGGCAGCTCCACGAAGTGCACCGCCGGCGGCGACGCGACAGCTGCCTGCGCCGGCTTGTTGGCGTAGTCCAGCACCGCCCACGTCACGGCTCCCGCGGCAAGCGCCACCAACGCCGATACGAAAATCCACCTGCTCTCTCTCATGATCCCCTCCTTACTTAGCGCGCCGAGCGCACGAGCGCGAGCGTCGACCACTCGCGCCGGCACGCCTCGCACCGCCAGACGCCCGGCCTGACGATGTTCTTCTTGAACGTCGTGCCCCCGCACGCCGGACAGGCCCACACGCCTTCCGCCACTCCGCCTCCGTGTCCTTCCCCGCCAGACCGTCCTCGAGCCCCTCGAGCCTCGCCAGGAGCAGCGCTATCCTCCGCTGCTGCTCCGGCCGCAGGACCTGGGGGTACCGCAGCGGCGCCGTCATGGCCATGTGGCGGATGCAGCGCCTGTCTCTCTTGCTCAGCATTCACGCTTCGCCTCATACGTCACCCCATTGATGACCACGCTTCCTTGTATCGCGCCGGAGGAGTTCGGCGCGTCAACCGTCGTGTACGGCCAACCAGGCGGACACCACAACGGGCTCCACCACCGTTGCCACGAGTAAGCGAGCGGCCGCGTCCGATCCTCCTCCGCCCTGATCTTCGAGAGCACCGAGGCGACCGTCTCCTCCACGTGGATCGGGTCGTACGCGTCCGTGAAGATGGTGGCGGTCTTGTCCCCGCCCTCGACCTTCCTTATGGCGCGCAGCGGCAGCCCTAGGACATTGCCGTCGGGCTCCGTCACCTCGATCCAGCCGTCTACCCGCATAGCCCGGCCTCCTTTCGCTCCTCCTCGGTCACGGGCCTGTTCGTGGCCCTCCTGATCGCCTGGTACACGCCGGGGTAGAGCCTCAGCGCGCACTTGGGGCAGAGCAGGTCGTCGACCTTGAACTCGTACATCCAGCCCCGGTCCCGGACGGCGGCCATCCTGGCCTGGCGCGCCGAGGGGTACCGGTGCCCCGCCGGCTCGCCCACCTCGTCCAGCACGTCGCACTCGTCGCAGCGGGCGTAGTATTGCCGCTCCACCCACCGCGTCTCCATCCCCGGCACGTCAACCAGAATGTTCGCGTCCTCCTTGCTCGGCGCCCGGCACGATTGCCCCACCCGAACGCGCTCGATCTCATCGCAGTGTATCAACGCTCCCTCCTCTCGGCCAGGGCCCGGTCAATCCGCCGGCGCACCACTGCCTTTGCGTTGCGCAGCTGAAACGGCTGTTGGTAGCCCTGCACCCACAGGCGGCAGCCGCCGCCCTCGCCCGGCTCGATCCTCTCGAGGTCCTCGACCGGGAACGAGAGCGCGCACCCGCTGTCGGCGGTCACGCGGACGAGGCCCCTCTCGCCGCTCATGCTTTCCTCGCCGCGTCGGTCGCGGACCGCACGAGCGCGTCGATCTCCTCGATCTTCTCCCGCACCAGGAGGACGTCGCCTCCGGGCAGGTCAAGCTCGACCACGCTCTCCACGCCGGGGTTTTCCGCCTTCACAGCCTCCCCCGCCGGCCCCCACCCGGCGACCTTGTCCAGCCTGTACGTCAGGCAGGAGCCGTCCGCCCCCGTCAGCCGCACCCAGGTCTGTTCAGGCCCCGCCATGTCACCCCTCCTCGACGCTCTCGGCGTCGATCGTCCTGTCGTCGTCGAGCGGCTCCCCGGGCTCGAGCGCCCGGAGCTCGAGCAGCTCCCGCCTGATCTCCGCCTCCGACTTGTCCCCGCCGGCGGCGTGGTAGTTCGTGACGACCTGCTGGAAGTGGAAGAGCGTCTGCCGGTCGTCCTTCGGCGCGCTCATCCCGAGCAGGGCGAAGAAGTCCTGGATCGCCAGCCTCTGCTGCTCCACGATCTTCGCGTCCGCCCGCTTGGTGTGGACCTCGTAGTCGTCCTTCCCGTACTTCGTCTCCTCGTATGTCGGGTCCATTTGGATGATCCGCTCGAGCTGCTCGATGACCGGCATCACCTTCCCGAACATCGCGCGCTGCATCGCCTCGCGCCTCTCCGCCTGGAGCGCATTCACCCTCTCGACGAACGGCTTCTCCTTGTGCCAGCGGACGATCGTGTTGGTAGAGACGCCGACGACCTCGGCCCACTCGCTCAATCGTTTCGTCTCTCCGCCGTAGACCAGCCGCTCGGCGTACCGCTCCTGCTGCAGCGTGAGGCCGTTGCGGTTCTTCCTGTTGAGGTTGAAGCCGCCGTTGCCTCCGCGCCCGGCGCGCTGCCGCGCCGCGACGAACCCCTCCTCCCTGTTTAGCTTCTCCGCCGGCAGCCTAGCCAGGCGCTTCCGCTCCTCGCTCGAGTACCTGTTGCCCAGGGCTTTCACCCTGGAGCTTGTCTTCTTCCGGTTCGCTAGTGTCTTGGGCATTCCGATCCCCTTCCTGCACACCGGCAAACCCTTAGCGGTATCGGAGACTAGGACTTCGCCGCCTTCGAAAGCTCCGCGACCTCGTTGCGCAGCTTTCGCACCAAGCCCCATTCCTTCTTCCCGAGCGCGACGCTGAGCCGCCGCGCGATCGACGCTATGACCGGCTGCGCATCCACATAGAAGCCGCCGCCGGCGCCGCTCTCCCCGCACACCGCTATCGCCTGCTTGACTGTCATCGTGGTGCCCATCATTCCCTCCAGTACGTCACGCTCCCGGTCTTCAGGTCCAGGCAGCAGAAGCCGACCGACACCGCCGCGAACACCTTGGCCGCGTCCCACGCATTCTCACCCAGCTCAAAGCCCCCGACCACGTACACGCGCCTCACCCCCGCCTGGACAATCAGCCTGGCGCAGTTCCGGCACGGGACCCCGGTCACGTACATGTCGCCGCCCCTCGCCCTGGGCCCGGCCTGCAGCAGGGCGTTCGCCTCCGCGTGCACCGCATGGCACGACTCGAGCCGCTCCCTGGTCCCGGGCTCGTGCCGGTCCCTGGCGCAGGCCGCGCAGTGCGGGAACCCCCGCGGCGGGCCGTTGTACCCGGTCGAGACGACCATGCCGTCCACCGCCACGACCGCCCCGTGCTGGTGCCGGAGGCACGCGCTCCGCTCGGCCGCGACCCTGGCCAGCTTCCCCAGCATCTGGCTGGTGGTGATCCGTGCCCTCCCCGTCATCGCCATTTCCCCCTGTCTGTGGTCCCTCACCGGATAGCCCCCGTTCGCGCGAGGACGGCCGCCATGGCCGCGTTTTGGGCCCGGCAGTGTGTCTGTACCCCCGGCGGGGCGGATGCGGCACGGGCCATCCTCGCGCGACTGGCGGCGCGCCCGCAGAGGCCCGCGGAGGCCCCGTGACGGGCCTTCCGGCGCATGGCCGCGTACGAGCCGGTCCGGAACCACGCCCGGGCCCCCGGGGCCCTCCTGGCGCGGGCCAGGACGCGACCGGCGACGGCCGCGGGGTCGCGCCGGACCTCGTGCTCCCAGACCCGCATCACCGACCAGCCCAGGTAGTTCAGCCGGCGCCGCACCTGGCGGTCCCGCTCCCTGTTCCTGGCGATCTTGCCCCGCCAGAAGGCGACGTTCGACTTCGGCTCCTTGTAGTGCCGCGGGCAGCCGTGGAAGAAGCAGCCGTCCACGAACACGGCGAGCCTGACCTGCCGGAACGCGAAGTCCGGCCGGCCGTCCACGTCCCCGGCGTCCCTCTCGAACGGCAGCCCGGGGTCCGCGGCCCTCCGCAGCTCCTCCGCCAGGGCCAGCTCCGGCTTCGTGTCCCGGCTCCGGATCCTGCTCATGATCTCGGAGCGCTTCGCCTTGCTCACCGTGTCCACGGGCCTACCAGTCCTCGTCGCCCAGCGGCCACTGCAGGTTCGCGTTCGGGTCCGCCTGCAGCTTCTTCCTGGCGCGCGCCGCCCACACCATGATCTTGAGCGCCATGGCGGCGGTCTGCGTCGCCTCCTGCTCGAGCCGCGTCAGCATCGAGCCGCCCCAGTCCCGGCCGCGCGCGATGGCCACGATCTCGCTGACCTCCTCCTTCAGGATCTCCACTGCGTGCGGCAGCGTCGGCGGGTCGCCGAACTTCACGTGCGCCCGGCGCAGCTCCGCCTCCGCCTTGTCCGCGATCTGCGCGTAGAGCAGGTCCCTGTCCTTGTCGTTCATGCCTTACCTCCGGCTATTTCTCCCCACGCCTCGCGCGGGCTGATCTGCCTCACCTCGTACGACCCCACCTCCGACACGAAGTCATCGAACATGACCGGCACCGCGGCCTGTGCCTTGCAGAGGAGCTGGTGCACCGCCGCCCTCGTCTCGGGGTGGTCGGTCGGGTCCGACCTCACCGCGAAGATGTGCCGCCACTGCCTCATGTTCGCGCGGAACACCAGCTCCGTCCTCGTCCCGATGGGAAGGACCTGCCGCGCCGACCGCGGCTTGTACCCCATCTTCCGCAGACCGAGGTACACCGCCTCTGTCAACTCAAGCCATTGCCGCAGCGTCCACGTATATTCGTACCCGGCCTCTCGCCCGGTTTCAAAAATTTTTTCATCCAGCGGCAGGTCGTTCGGCACGAAGCCGAGCTCGCCCTTCCTCGAGTAGTCCATCCAGATCGTCGACTCCTGCGCCATTGACGCGAGCCGGTGCCGAACCAGGGCGTGCGACACCCCCCTGCTGATGTCGCAGAAGCGGGCGGTGAAGCCCGCCATCTCGATCATCGCGTGGTGCCCCCTGAGCAGGAGCTGCGCGACGAACCGCCTCGCGCTCCCCTCCGTGATCTTGTCCTCCGACCGGTAGCACGTGCGCCCGGCCCTCTCGATCGCCTCGAGCGGCCGCGGCGTCATGTCGACAATCTCCGCCCGCCCCTTATTGATTATCCGCATTTCCCAACCCCTCCATCGCCGCCTCGACGCGGCGCTCGATGTCCTGCTGCAGGTTCCACTTCCCGCTGCGGGTGGCCCGCTCGACGGCGTCCTCCACCATCCTCCCGAGGGAGGCCTCCAGAGTCGCGTGCATCTTCCGGTAGACGATGTCCGCCACCGCGCCCTCGAGGTCGTACCGCTCGATCGCCTTCTTGACCGCGTCCCGGCAGGCCTCCGCCTGCTGGTCGAGCATCGGCTCAAGTATGTGGAAGACGTGGCCCCGGAGCCCGTCCAGGTGAAGCGTCGCCGTCACCGGCGGCCCCAGCTCCGGCCTTCCGTACAGACTGTCCTTTTCCCCGCCCATGTCAGCCTCCATTCTCGATCCTGTGCAGGAACCGCCTACGCAGCTCCAGGAACACCGCCGCCGTCGCGCGGCAGTCCTCGAGGGCGTCGTGCAACTTGACGACCGGGACACCGAGCCCCTTCGCCATCACCTCGAGCTTCCCGCTCCCGCTCGGCGCCAGGCCCACGTACTGGGCCGACCGGTAGAACTGCAGCACGTCCAGCACCTTCGCCGGGTCGACGAAGTACCACAGCGGCGTCCGAACGCGCTCTCCCACCTGGTAGAGGAAGTCGATGTCGAACTTCACATTCTGCCCGATCGTCCAAGGCCGCTTCTCCTTGTCCTTCCTGCAGCCGGTGTTCTTCTCGTAGAACGCCTGCAGCCGGCGGAACGCCTCCGCCTCCTCGAGCCCCTCGTCCATCGCGCGCTCGAGCTGGATGCCGTGCACCGCCACGGCGCGCTCCGTCACGCGCAGGCCCCGAGCCGGCTTGACAAGCGTCTCGAAGGAGTCGTGCGACCTACCGCCGACGTAGTACACCGCCGCGATCTGCATCACGGCGTCCCGCCTCGGGCTGAAGCCGCCGGTCTCCGTGTCGACGACGACGAACGACTCGGCCTGGCGCCAGGACGCCCTCACCCGGCCCGCCTCGGCGCCAGGAGGATCCAGAGCTCGCAGTCCATCGCGTGGGCGAGCTGCGCCACCGTCAGGACCGTGGGGTTGACCTGGCCCCGCATGAGGTTGGTCACGTACCCGGGCCTCTTGCCGGCGCGCCTGGCTAGCTCCGACCTGGAGATGCCGGCCTTCTCCTGGGCCGAGCGCAGGGCCTCCGCGACCTTCTCCGCGATGTCCCCGCGCACCGGGGCTACTGGCGCCGTCGTCTTCGCAGCCACTCGTCCGCCTCCTTCTTGGTCCTGAGCACCTGGCTCGCCGGGACGATGTAGGTCCCGCTCAACGCGACGAGCTTGCCGCGCACCCCCTGCTTGGCCAGCTCCGCCACCCGGGCCGTCAACGCCGGCTCGATCTGCACGCCGGCGATCGCCTCAACGACCTCGACCCTCACACGCAGGACGTCCCACCGCGTCGACGCGCGGCCCCCGGGGGCGCGCCTCACCACGGCCCAGGCCTTGTCGCCCGGCTCGATCCACGTCTCGAACTTCGTTCCCATCAGTTCTTCCTTCTCTCCCTCTCGTTCTGCGCGAAAATGGCCGCGTAGGCCATCTGCCGGTTCTGCTCCCGATCTCCCCTCTGTATCACCCACACCCACGTGTGCTTCGTGAGCGAGCTGAAGAACTCCCGCTTCACCCACCGGACCGCCATTCCCTTGCCTCTCCCCCGACGCTCACGGTCGCGATGCCGTTAAGGTCCTTCTCCTCGACAGCCACTTTTCCGACCACGGAAGCGGCGAAGCGACCTTTCCCCCAGATCAGCGCCCAGACCGTTCCGCACAGTGCGCACGTCGCGTACCTGTCCCCGAGCGCCGCGGCGATATGGCCGCGGCACGCGCGGGTGGCCCAGGCGTAGAGGCTCGTCGAGTCCGGCCTCCCGCACTCGGTTGTGCAGATGTCCTGTCCCCGGACCCACCGCCGCTGCTGGAACCTCTCGTACTCCGTCTTGAGCTGGCACCTCCCGCAGTAGACGCTGATGCGGCTGCACGCGTCGAGCGACGGCTCTCTGTCTCGCAGGTACACCTGAAGGAAGGAGAGGTCTTGCACCAGGCCGCACGCCGGGCACCGCGTGTGGTGGCCCGATGTCAGGAGCTCGACCCGCTCGTCAGGCGTCGGCTCGATCAATTCCAGGCCCGCGCCGTGCGCCCACCGACGCAGGGAGGCCGCGGATTCTCCCGGATTCGGCTTCCAGCCTACCCGCTTCTCGAACATCTCCTCGCCCTCGACGGGGTCCCCTTGGCCGGGATACCACCGCTGCGGCCCGCACATTCGCCGGTAGAACTCGTGCAGGTTAGGCATCCTTTTTCCATGCCTTCGTCGGGCCGTGCACCTCCACGAAGCCCACGTGCCCGCAAAGGGCCGCGAAGCGCCGGCGCGCGCCGCACCTCGGGCACTCGATGACGTCGACGACGCCCTCGAGCATGAAGCGCGGGACCGCGAGGCCGCACCCTTCGCAGAGGTGGAACACGAAGTACAGGCTCGGCTCGATCTGCCTGGCCGGCCGCTCCTCGTATCCGAACATCAGTGTCCCCCTCCCAGCGCGGACAGGCGCCCCTCGTCGCCTGTCCGCTGGGGGATGTCGGCGGGGGGCGCCGCCGAGCGAGCCCTCCCTCGGCGCCCTACCGCGCCCCCGGAGGCGGACGCCTCCCCGCCGTGTCCCTTCTTCAGTAGCACCTGACCTCCCAGACGACGAGCCGCTCGCGGTGTATACCGACCCGCTCATTGAAGAGCGTGAACTCCACCGCGTGCCCGGGCCACTGCTCGAGCGTCTCCATCAGCCTCCCGTAGTCCTCGCCCCCCATCGCCGCGCGAAGCCACGCACGCGTCGCCTGGAATGTCCCGAGCTTGAACGCCTCTCGCATGGGCAACTTGACAGTCGACGCAATACATTGGAAGAGCCCGCCGACCCAGGCCGCCTCACCCTGCACGACCAGGCTGCCGATCGGCGTGCACTCCGAGACCAGGAAGTCCCCAGGTGCGTAGTGCCCCAGCCTGATACCCGCCAGCAGGACGAAGACCGCCTGGTGCCAGGTCATCACGCCTAACCACTCGTGTCCGGGCTCGAGCCAGCGGACGCCGAAGCCCCGCTTGGCGTCGCAGTCCTTGCCGCGAAGCGCCTTGAACTCCCGCCACGTGTGCAGTCGGGGCCGGTTGAACAGCCCGGTCGCGTCGACCTCGTACCACTTCCGCTTACTCGTGATCCTCATCATAGCCTTACCTTATTATACAAGCCCGACGCGCTGTGCATACACGCCTCAAAGCGCGTGCTTGTTCTTCCAATCGGCCAGGGGCGTGTCAACCCAGTCGCCGAGTTCGAAGAGCACCTCGAGCCGCCGCTTCACCCGCTGGTACCGCTGCCAGTGCTTCTCGGTCTCATCGGGTATCAGGTCTCTGTTCCCCTTCCGGAGGTACTGGTCCCACTTCTTAGTCCCGCAGTTGTAGGCGCTAATGTAGTAATACTCCACGTCGCATGGCCGCATCTCGCCGTCGGGGCCCTGCTCCTGGTACTGCTTCTCGTACTGGGCTTTCAGCTCGGAGAGCACCTCGAGCGCCACGCGGGTGCACACGACCGGGTTGAAGAGATCGCGGACCGCCATCTTCCGTTGCCACGCGTGCCGCTGGTGTACTTGCAGCCAGCCGAAACACGTGGGGCTCTTCGCGTCGTTCTGGGCCTCGGCGTAGCCCATGCTCTCCACGCAGCCGAGCGCCAGGACCTGTGCGACCGAGAACTCAGTCTTCTTGATCTCGCCCAGGACCGCCAGCGGCAGGTCCGCGTGAACGCACTTCACGGCGAACCTCTCCCTCTCCGGCAAGTGCCACCGCAGTTTCGCCCATTGGTAAGCCGCCTGGGTGCCCAGCACCGACCATACCCCAGCGACTGCCGTTACCGTCAGCGCCGTCGCGCGCCAGCGCGCGCGGCTCCACCAATGCCTCCTCCTGTGCTCGTGTTCCGTGGTCATGTCCCCTCCCGTCGCACGACCTGCAGCCTGCCCAGCCGCCGATCCTTGCTTCCCTTGAGTATCGCCGTGCCCATCCGGGCAAGGCTGTACGCGTCCACCAGGTTGTCGTCCCAGGAGTCGTCGACCCCAGACCACCTGGCCGCTGCGTGCTCGCGCACCCGCATCTTGTCCGCCTGGGAGAGGCCGTCGGTCACCCACGCCTTCAGCGTGACCGGTGCCACTTCCGTGAACGGCACGCCGGCCCTCCACCACCGCTGGCGCATCCAGGCGCCGAGCTCCGCGAGCCTGGTCAGGGCGTTCCCGCTGCTCCGCATGCTGTAGCCCTCGACCACGATCAGCGCCGCGTCCCGCCACCTAATCCCCCGCAACAGGGCGTCATAGCCCCGGAACCTATTCGGCCCCTTGCGCCAGTCCCTGGGCGCGGCGCGCTTCACTGCGCTCTCGAGCCGCGAGTCCACCAGGGTGACGAACGCGGACGCTGTCAGCGACGGGTCGATGCCTACGACCCTGACTCGACGCACGCCGCCCACTCCTTTCGCAGCTTGTCCCCGAACTCGAGCTCATCGAACAGCACGTCCGCGTTCTCCTGTCGCGTGTCCTGGTGAGTGATCGGATAGTCGACGGCGAAGACGCGTTCCTCCACCGTGCGCAGCTGCACCAAGTCCCGGTTTTGGAGGATCAGCCGCCTGTGCTTCCGCAGCTCCTCCACCACCTTCGGCGGCCCGACCGGCACGCCGGCGACGACCGCCTCGTACATGGCGCGGACCGTCGGGTACTTCGTCGCCAGGTCTAGGGCCGCGGCGTCGTTGATCCTCCTGGACGGTACCAGCACCCCATCCGACGGGTCGCCGCGCAAGGAGTGGAACACCTCGAAGCTGTAGTCGAGCGGCTCGGTCTGCAGCTCCTTCTTCCGCGGCTTCCACAGATGCACGCGCCCCCCAACCAACTGCTGCCAATCGTGGTCGTCGCTCACGCACAGGGCCCGCTTCGCGTGCCACGACGCGCGGGACGATGCCCGCTCCCCGACGGTCGCGGCCGCGATAGTGTACGCGACGTCGTCCGCCTCGTACCCCTCCGCTATGGCGCTCATGCCGAGCCCAATGGCCGGTACCGCCCCCTGCAGCAACTCGACCTGAGCGTAGACGTGCTCCTTGCCCTCCTTCGAACGGTGGGCCTTGTACCTCGCGGAGGCGCTCTTCCGCACGTTCGTCTTGCTGTCCCAGCAGCAGATCAGCATCCCGCCCGGCGTGAGGAAATCCCGGCGCAGGGCCATCAGGCCGCGGAGCATGCCGTAGACGACGCCCGTCGGCCGGCCGTCCCGGGTCTTGAAGGTCTTGAAGGGCGGACGCTCGTACCGGAACGCGAAGTTCGTCCCATCGACGACGACCGCCCCGTACCTACCGCTGCCCGTCTTCTTCAGGCTCGGCATCTCCCTCTCCTTTCGCGGCCTCGACCGGGACGACCGTGATGTTGTGCGACGGCGCCGAGTGCAGGATCGTCGCGCGCGCCACCGTCAGCGCCATGTTCCGGTCGATGCCCCGCCGGAGGAACACAGCCATGACCGCGGTCAGGAGCTTCTTCAGCTGGCGCCCCTTCAGCCGGCGGTTCTTGTACTTGTTGAAGAGCGGCTTCAGCTCCCGCTCGATCTCCCCGCGCAGCTTCGCCATATCGAGCTTCATCTGCGTCTCCGCCGCGGCCAGTGCGTCGACCGGCACGTGCAGCTCCTTCGCCACGCGCAGCGCGTTCGCCTCGGGCGTCACCTTGTCCAGGTCGGCCTTCAGCGCCTCGTCGAACACCTCGCCGACGGTTCTCTCAGCATCCATCACTCCTCCTTACCCAGTTCAGGCCCCTTCAGGAGCCGCTTGTCGCCGCCGTAGAACGTGCGGCGGATCTTCTTCACCCTCCTCCAAAGCACGAAGAGGTCGAAGACCGCCGGCACCGCGACCAGGGCCTTCATCGTCTTGTCGATCCGGCGAACGCGGTACCGGGCCATGTCGCCGGTGATCCCGAGCGACGCCGCGACGAGCTCCGGGTCCCTGCAGCGGACGTACCGCTTGAAGACCCCGTAGTTCGTCCTGGACAGAGCCTGGCGCATCGCCAGGTCAGCCGCCCGATGGGTGCGCTTCTGGAAGTAGTCGACGTACTCCGCCAGGACGCGGCTCAAGTAGTTCAGCTGCCTGTAGACCACGACGTGGCTGACGCCGTAGATCGCCATCGCGTCCTCGACCGGCGTCGCGGAGGTCTGCACCAGCGTGAGAAGCTCCCGATCCCGGCCGACGAAGAACCGCTCGATCAGGATCCGCGCGATACGGAGCTTCCCCCTGTACCTGATGCGCGCGAGCCGGTGCTCCTCCCACAGGACCTCCGAACTCGGGTGCTCGCGGGTCACGCCCTCCCAGTAGCGCTGCAGCCTCAACCGAGCTTCTCCACCGCGTTCCTAGGTGCGGTCAGGTCCAGCGACCCGAGCCTGATGCTGATCCTTCCCTTCCTGGCCTTGCCCGTGATCGCCCCGTCGAAGCCGGCGAACGGCCCCCGCGTCACGCGCACCATGTCGCCGGCGGCCAGCCGCGGCTCGAGGCGCTTGAGCACCATGTCGGCCCCGTACCGGAGCAGGTCGCACACCCAGGCCGTGTCCTCCTCGCCCAGGGGCGCCGTCGCGCCCTCGAGCATCGTCAGGACCTGCGTCGTGACGTCGTCGCGGCGAAGGAACTCCAAGGCCTCCTGGCCCGGGTCGTCGACGGCGACGAACGCGTACCCGTATAGCGCCGGCACCGTCTTCTGCCTCCCGTCCTCGATGATCGTCTGCGTCGGCACCAGGAGTTCCGCACCCCCCGGGCACCTGCGCACCGCCGCCGCCGCGGTTGCTCTGGCCGACCACGCCCTCAACTCCGCGGCGTAGTACGCCCTCGCCATCACGCTCCCCTCCCAGTCATCCGGCCCTACGGCCGGGGGGACGGCGGCGCGATACGGAGCGGCCTCCTCGACCAGACCCTGCCCAGCTTGTGCCTCGCCCCCATGAACTCGTCGACGCCGGCCATGGCGTAGTCCATCTCGACCAGGATCGGCTGCAGGGTCACCGGGTAGCGCAGCCGCCCCTCGACCCCCGACAGGAGGTGTTCGGCCCTGGAGATGTCCTCCTTCTTGCGCAGGTCGACGACTACCTTGAGCTCGGCCGACCGCGCACGCTCCAAGATGCCCAGGGCCGTCGACACGTCCTGGCGCCAGGTCTCCTCCGCGTCCGCGGTCGTCGAGATGACCGGGGCCAGGGAGATGTGCGTGACGCCCCGGAGCCACGGCTGCTCGAGCGACCCGTTGGTCTCGAGGTGGATCCGGTAGCCCGCGCCCGTCAACTCGTGCAGCAGTGGGTCCATCACGCGCCCATCGACCCGCGCCGGCTCCCCGCCCGACAGGACGACGAGCGGCCTGACCGGAACCATGGACGAGCGCCGGCGGATCTCCCCGACGACGTCAGACACCGTCTGCCGACCGGGCCCGACGACGAAGTCCGTCGAGCATTCCCCGCCCTCGATGCACCGCCCGCGCTCGTAACACCACGGACACTTCCTGTTGCAGTGAGCGAACCTGACGTACACCGCCGGTGCCCCCGCGAACGCGCCCTCCCCGACCAGGCGAGTGGTAATGTCCTTGACCCGGACCTCCTCGAACCGACTCATGCTGTCTTCCTCCGCTTCCTCTTGAACTTGGAGAGGACCTTCTGGACCTCCTCCTCGATGTCGGCGTAGACCACACCCAGGCTGTCCTGCTCGTGGCCCCATCGCCGATTGATCTCCACGTCCGCTACCAGGGGGACGGTGACGCCCTCAATCGGGCGCTCCATCTCCTCGCGCATGATCTCGGACACCGCCTCCGCGTCGCCCTCGTCGCACTCGCAGACGATGCAGTCGTGCACCGTCAGAACAGGGAACGCGGTCGGCAGCTCCTTCTCAAGGCGCGCGTCGATCCGCGCCAGGGCGATCAGTGTGCACTCGGCCGCTGGTCCCTGGATGAGGAAGTTCGCGCCCTCGCGCAGAACGTGCCTGACGATCAGGTCGTCGTCGTACCCGACCTTGTCCAGCCGCCTGACGCGGCCGAACATGCTCCGCAGCCGCCGCTTCTTTCGGATGCGGCGGTGCGTCCTCTCCAGGAACGCCGCGATGCCGGAGAACTCCTCGAAGTACTTCCGCCTGAACTCCTTCGCCTCGTCGGGCGTGCAGCCAACCTGCTCCGCGATCTGGTACATGCCGCTCCCGTAGATGATGCTGAAGTTGAGGGTCTTGGCGATCCGCCGCTCCTCCTTGCTGATCTTCCCGGCCGGCTTGTCAAACATGACGACCGCGGTCCCCAGATGCGCGTCCCCACCCTCCGCGAACACGCTGAGCATCTTCTTGTCCCCGGACCTCTGCGCGATCAGCCGCAGTTCCATCTGCGAGTAGTCGCGCTCGACCAGTGCCCGCCCCTCCGGTGCGGCGAACAGCATCCGGATGTCGCGGTCCCGCGGGATGTTCTGCAGGTTCGGGTCGCGGCTCGACAGCCGCCCCGACTCCGTCCCGTTCGACAGGTACCGCGTATGGATACGCCCGCCGACCTGCCGCTCGAGAATCCCGCGTATGAACGTCGAGTGGTAGGTCTGCCGCTTCCTGTGCAGCTGCAGTAGGCCGGGGATCGGGTGCCGGTCCTTCAGGCGCTCGAGCTCGTCCTTGTCGACGCTGTAGCGCGTCTTCGTCTCGCGCCCCGGCGGAAGCCTCAGCTTGCCGTAGAGCAGGTCCGCCGTCTGGCCGTCCGCGTCTATATTCCAGTCCTCGAGGCCGTGGCGCCTGGCCATCTTCCGCAAGACGCCCTCGACGTACTCAAGGTCCGCGGCGAACTTCGTGTCCAGCTTCCGGAAGCCGGCGACGTCGATCGGCGCACCGCGCATCTCCATCTTGTTGAGCACCCGCCTGGCCGGCATCACGATCTGCTCGTACAGCCGCAACGCCTTCGGCTCCTCGGCGCGCAGCCGGCCTGTGAACACCCGCGCCAGCTCCCATGTCACCGCGGCGTCGACCGCGGCGTATTCCGCCAGGACGCCGGACGGGATGTGCCCGTACCCGAAGGCCGCCGGTGGGTCGTGCCCCTCTTTCGCCGCGGCCTTCGCGTCCTTCGCCCACACCTTCTTCGCCGCGGCCTTCGCGTCCTCGAGCGGGTCGTCATACCCGCCGACCCCGGTGAACGCCCAGGCCAGGTCCTTCAGGCCGCCCATGAACGCCTCATCCAGGAGGTGGTGCAACAGCATAGTGTCCCACACCCTCCCCTGGAACCGGAAACCCTTCCGCGCGAGCACCTTCATGTCGAAGGCGCAGTTATGCATCGCTACGTCCTTCCGCTCCAGTGCCTTCCGGAGCGCGACGCGGTGCCGCTTCACCACGTGCGCCGGCAGGTAGAAGCCCTTGAAAGAGTTCACGGCGAGCGAGACGCCAAGCAGCCGGCTTCTCGGGTTGGTGTTGTGCGTCTCGGTGTCGACCGCCACCAGCTCAGCGGCCTTCACCGCCTCCACCAGACCCGACACCTCGATGTCCGACGTCACAAGGTGTGGGACGACGGTGGTCATCCCCGGCGGCGGGTCGCCCATCGTGCGCACCGCCTCCGCGATCGCCTTAGCCGCGTAGTCGCTCTCCCAGTCGCTGCCGGTCTTAAGTAGGGCTGTCGGGTGGCGCAGCGGCACGAGCCAGCACCGGAACCTGCGAGACCACACCTTCCGGCCCTCCCACCTGGACACGTTGCCCAGGTTGTTGGTGACGGCGTTCCAGGCGGTCCGGCCCAGGGCGACGACCGCGCGGGGATGCCACTTCCGGATCCGGCTGCGGAGGTAGCTCGCGCAGTTCCCGACCTCAGTCGGCGTCGGCTTGCGGCCGCGCTTCGGCCTGCACCGCACCACGAGCTCTAGCCGGGTGTCGGCCAGGCTCAGCCCCGCCTCATGCAGCATGCCCTTGAGCAGCTTCGCCCCCGGCCCCGCGTACGGCACGCCACGCCGGCACTCCTCGGCGCCCGGGTACTCGGCGACCACCATGACCCTCGCGGTCTTCGGCCCCTTCCCGTTCATGCGGTTGCACCGTGCGTCGTCCGGCAGGGACGCCCAGTCCTTCGCCATCCGCTTGCACCGGTTGCAGTGGGGCATCACCGGGGTGTCTTGCTTCTTTGATCCCGCAGCCATTGCCTCGTGTCCGTCTCCTTGTCTATCCCGAGGATCAGCCGGCACCGGGCCAGCCCCTCTTTCGGGTTGCGTTCGGCGTACTCGTGGCACCGGTAGCAAAACGACAGCCCGTTCTCAACCTGCCACCGGAACTCCCTGAAACGCCGCTTGATTATGTGGTGCGGGGTCACCCCGTCGATGCCCCCGCACCACCTGCACGTGTCGTGGCCGTCCCGGTGGTCCCTGGTCAGGACCGCCCGCGACCACTCCCTGTCTTTCGCTAGGTCAGCCGCCCTCACCCGAAGGGTCTTCCTTCTTCGAGGGGTATACGAGCTCCTTCAGCGGCGCGATGGCGTCCACCAGGCCGGCGGCCTTCGCCGCGGCCTCGGGCGGCAGCATCTCCATGGCTTTCGCCGCCATCGCGATGCGGGCCGTGTCCTGCGCCGTCTTGTTGTCCCCGCGGCGTATGACCGCCAGCAGGGTGCCGATGGTCAGGACCATCCACGGGGCGAGGTCCAGCTTCCCGTCCAGCATGAGCAGGGTGAAGCATACGGCCAGCACCACCCACGCGGTGATGAGCCTGACCGACTCCTTCTTCCAGAACGGCTTCTCCTTCGGCTTCGGTACCGCCTTCGCGGCTTCGACCGCCAACGCTTCGTTCGACATTCTTCCTCCCTTACGCTCTTCGTATGGGGACGCCATGCATCCCTCCTCTTCGGGCCACGGCTTGGCCGGGTCCCGGTTCGAGGCCTCCGTCACGAAGCGGCTCGCCGCCGACAGAGCGAGCGCGGTCTCCAGGCCGCGCGCGGCGCGCATGCCCTCGGGTATGCAGCCAGCCGGCAGGTCGAACGCGTCCGCCGTCCCGTCGTCGAACACGTCGATGATGACGCGCCCAAGCCTCTTCCTCTTCATTATCCCCCCTCCACTGTCGAGGTCCGGTCGTACCCGCGCACCATGGTGACGGTGGCGGGCAGCTGGTCCTTCAAAGCCGTGTGCGTCACGACGAGCACCTGGCCGAACCGCCTCTTCACGTAGTCCAGTATCCGCAGCATCGCCGCCCGGTTGGGCGGGTCCATCTGCTTCATCACCTCGTCGAGCGCGAGGAACGCCGCGCGGAACTCGACGAGGTCCGACAGCGTCTGCGCCATCCCCATGCGCAGGGCGAAGTTGATAAGCCCGCGCTCGCCGCCCGAGTAGCTGGTGTACCGCCGGCGCTCGCCCCCGTCGAAGCGGACGAGGATGTCCACGCCCTCGCGGACCGCGTCGGTCTTCGTGCGCTGAAAGTTCTCCAGCTCGATGACGAGCTTGTCCCCGCGCTCGGTCAGCCGGCCCAGGTTGTCGTTCGCCCTGGCCTCGACCTCCCTGACGATCGCGCTTGTCGCCGCGGACGGCGCGCCGTTCCGGTCGAGCGCCCTGCACGCCAGCGCCGCCGCCTCGACCGCGGCCTTCTGCGCCTCGTGTTTCTTCGTGAGCTCCGCGACCTTCTTCTTCCATCGCCCGTGCTCCTCGATCGCGGTCTTTGTCTCAGCGAGCTGCCTGGTCGCCTCCCGCGCGGCGAGCTCCGCCAGGTGCGCCTGCGTCTTGAGGTCCTGGACGTTGGCTGCCTTCGCCTCCGTCGCGGCCTTCGCGGCCTTCGCGGCCTTCGCCTTCCGCGCCTTCAACTTGGGGATTCGGTCAGCCAGCTTCGCCAGCCTGGCCGCCGGGTCCGCGGGCACGGCGCGCTCCGCCCTGGTCTTCGCCTGCCTGGCCGCCGTCAGGGCGTCCCAGGCCTCCGCCTGCACCCGGAACGTGGCCTCCGCCCCGGTGGTCGCGGCCTTGCTCTCGGCGCGCACCTGCGCGAGCATGCCGGCGACCGCGGCCGGGTCCAGCGCTTGGGCGCACGTCGGGCACGTGACCTCCCCGTCGAGCGCGCTCATCTCCTCCACCCTGGCGCGGAGGGTCTCGGCCGCCGCCTTCGCGGTCGCATGCGCCTGCACGGCCTTCTGGTTCGCCCGTTCCTTGGCCACGACGTCCGTCTCCAAGGCACGCAGCTTCTCCAGCTTACCGGCGCGGTCGGTTGCCGCCGTCTTCAGCTCCTCGACAGACGCCAGCGCCTCCGCCAGCGCCTCCGCCGCCGCCTTCGCGGCGTCGCGCAGCTCCTTGGCGTGCTCGGCCCGCTCCGCCAGCCGCGCTTCCTGCTCGATCTCCTCCCGCAGGCGCACGGCCTCCTCGGTCTTCGCCTTCTCCTCCCGGGCCAAGGCCTTCGCCCGCGCCCTCGCCGCCTTCACGTTAAGATCCCGCTGCTTGCCCAGGAGGGACAACGCCCCGTTGGTGGCCGCGGCCTCGCGGTCCGCCTCGCCCTTGGCCTTCATCGCCTTGGCGCGGGCGCGCTCGTAGTGCTCCATCCCGAAGAAGCGCTGCAACCACTGCTTGCGCGCCGCCGGCTTCGCCCGGAGGAACTCGTCCTGGAACGCCTCGAAGAAGAACGAGGTCTGCGCCAACGTCTGCGCCGTCGCCCCGGTCAGAGCCTCGAGCGCCTTGGTCACCTCCGTGTCGCCGGTCGCTGCCGGTCCGTCCGCGCCCTTGAACGTGAGCTGGGCGTAGGCCCGGGCCGCGCTACGCCTCTTCCCGTCCGCGCCCCACGCATTGCGCCCGCGGGTGACGGTCGCGTACTTCCCGCCGCCGCAGGACAGGCGCATCTTCACCTCGCTAGGCTCCTTGGTCACGTCGTTCGCCGCGTCATTCGCAGTGTCGCCCTCGTCCGGGTTCTCCCCGGTCCAGGCGAGGTAGAGTGCCTTGAGTACGCCGCTCTTTCCCGCGCCATTGGAGCTAGCCGGGTCCGACGCCCACCGGCCGAGCACTCCGAGCACCCCGTTGGGCAGGTGGATGTCCGCCTTCCTGATGTTGAAGAGGTTCTTGATCTTCAGCCTGGTCGGCCTCACCGCCGCCGCGCCTTCAACCGGCGGCGGAGGCGGCGCCGTCTCGGCGAGCGCCTTCTTTGCCACGCGGTACGCCGCGCGCTTCGTGCCCTCCTCCGCATCCGCGGCCTTGAGCCACTTCTTCGTCGCGGTCAGGGGCGTCAGGTCCAGCCGGCCGGGGGTCTCCTCCGCCTTGCGCTCCCTTGCGTCGTCCCTGTCGACCACCTCGAGCTTCTGCTGCCGGACATAGCCGCGCTTGTTGATCTCCCCGACGATCTCGGCCATTGGCACGCTGCCGCGGCGGGCCTGCGTCGTCTTCACCACGACCTTGACGACCGCGCCGGAGACGGCCTCCTCCTTCGGCATCTCCTCGCCGTCGCCCGTGTAGTCGAGCTCCACCTGGACGTATGGCTGCGGGTCGAGCGGCACGCTCGTTACCGCGCCGTCGCGTATGACGAGGAAGCGCTTCTTCTCCAGGCGCTCCGCGAAGTCGACGCACACGGGGGAGCCGGCTAACCGGACGTTGTCCCCAATGTCCTGCGGCCGATGGATGTGCCCCATGACCGCGAGCCGGCAGGCGAGCGACGGCAGGGCCATCACGCCGCCCGGCACCATGCGCTCCTCGGAGCCGGCCTTCGCCCCGGGCCACGTCCCGTGCCCGAAGACGATCGACCCCCAGGCCAGGCCGGGCCCGCGCTCGCGCACCAGCTGCTTCTCCGCGAGGTACGCCGACACCGCCTCGTCGTACGACGCGGACGGCCTGCACTTCAGGACCTTGCGCGTCAGGTGCGGGAGCCACACGACCGGGGTGTCGCCGACTTGGTCGTGCTCGACGTCCCGGTGCACAGTCAGCCTAGCGGTGTGCAGCCGGCCCTCGAGCGTCGCGAGCGCGTCCTCCTCCGCGTCGTTCGCCTCGTGGTTGCCCAGGATAACGTGCAGCTCGTTGTAGACCTCGAGCATGAGGCCGAGCTGGTCCTCCAGGAACGCGACGACACTCGGCGGCGGCTTGTTGACGTGGGCGAGGTCGCCGAGCAGCACGCCGACGATCCTGTCCTTCGGCCTCTTCCGCCTGTCGCGCCGCGCCCGCTCGCACATGATCTCGACCTGCGCGGCGATGTCCTCGTTTCGGGTCTTGGCGTTCGTCCCGGGCGGAAAGCGCTCGGCGATGCTGTGCCAGTCGCCCGTTGCGTGGATGACGGTGGCGGCCATCACCCGCCCCCTATGGAATTTGGGGGCCCCAATATTCCTAAGGGCCCTTTAGGGTTGGCTCTCGTCATTGGTGTCTCCTGAGCGCCCGCTTCGTCTTGTCGCGGATCCCCCTCAGCAGGGCCGCGTTAACGCGCTCGACCGACCGCTCCTTGCCCAGGTACGTGAACTTCTTGTCGGACAGCTCGGTGACCACGCCGGCGTGCAGGGCGACGGCCAGCAGGTCGCGCGTCTTGTCGATCCCCTTCCCGTACAGGATGCAGAGGCTCGCCTTCTTGAACGGGGGGTAGATCCGGTTCTTGATCGTCTTCACGACCAGGTGCGTCCCCTGCTCGGAGTCCTCCATCGTGCTGGACTTCCCGATCATCTTCTTCGCCGTGCCGGACGCCAGGATCTTCCCGCCCCTAGGCGATCGCACGTCCATCCGCACCCCGGCGTAGAACGGCAGGGCCGCTCCGCCCGGCGTCGTCTCCGGGCTCCCGTACGTCACGCCGATCTTGAAGCGGATCTGGTTGAGGAACATGAGGACCGTCTTGTGCTTCCCCACCTTGGGCGACAGCTTCCGCAGCGCCTGGCTCATGAGCCTCGCCTGCAGCCCGACGTGCGCGTCCCCCATCTCCCCCTCGATCTCCGCCCGGGGCACGAGCGCGGCGACGCTGTCGACGACCACCACCTCGATCCCCTTCAGCACCAGGGCCTCGGTGGCGGCGAGCGCGTCCTCCCCGCACTCCGGCTGGCAGAGCAGGAGCCGGTCGAGGTCGACGCCGATCGCCGCGGCGTAGACCGGGTCGAGCGCGTGCTCCGCGTCGACGAGGGCCGCGTCCGCCCCGGCGCGCTGCGCCTCCGCGACGAGGTGAAGGGCCAAGGTCGACTTGCCCGAGCCCTCCGGGCCCTTCACCTCGTAGATGCGGCCGCGCACGTAGCCGACCGCGGGCCTACCCGTCAGGGTGATGTTGAGCATCCTGCTCCCCGACGAGAAGCCCTCGTACGACCGCCGCCGGAACACGCGGTCGTCCATGACCATGACGTGCTTGATGCCCTTGGCGATCTTGGTGAGGTCGGCTACGCTGCGCGGCATCGGTCTTCCCTACTTCTTCCGGCGCGCCTTGGCCTTCGCCTGAGGCTTGGACTTGCGCTTCGGTGCGGCCTTTTTGGCAGCCGCCTTCCGCTTGGACTTCGGCGCGGGTTTCTCCTCCTCCTCGTCGTCCCAATCCTCGTCGTCTTCCTCCTCGTCGTCGGACTCTTCCTCCTCCTCTTCCTCCTCTTCGGGCTCGTCGTCGGACTCTTCCTCCTCTTCCTCCTCCTCTTCCTCCTCTTCCTCGTCGTCGAGGTCCTCGTCAGGCTCCTCCTCGTCGTCGGCCTCCTCGGTTGCGGCCTCGTCGGTGTCCCAGACGTACTGGGCCAGGACCTTCTTCACCTCGGCGGCCGGCGTCTCAGCGACCTGCGCGGCGAGATCGGGGACCGGGTCGTCCTCCTCGAACTCGAACTCCTGCTCGTCGAGCGGGATGACCTCCTTGATCGACGGGTGCTGCCGTCCCTCGGCCTTCTCCTTCTTGAAGGCCAGGATCCGGTTGACCAGGTCCTCGCCGCTCTCGATCTCCGGGTGCTTCTCGTCGTCGATGACGCCCAGGAGCATGCGGTTCTGAGCGGAGGTCAGTGCCAGGATGCGCCGGGTCACGTCGACCTCCTCGCTCTCGAAGTCGGGCGTAGTGACCCGCTTCTTCCCCTTGCGCTCGACCAGGGCCTCGCCCTTGACCGCCTCGTAGAACGCGCGGTAGCTGGCGCGCAGCTCGAGCCCCCGCTTGTTCTCCGTCTCGGCGCCCTTCGTGTCCCCGGCCTCGAGCATCCGCTTCTTCTTGTCCCAATGCTTCTTCGCCCTGGCGCATACGGGGCAGTCGTCCGGGGCGTAGCCCTTGGCCTCGATCCCGCCGGCGCACGACACCCGGCGTCGGTCCTGCCGGTTCGGCCCGACCTGCACCCAGTGCTCGAAGCAGTCCTCGTAGTTGGGCGACGTGATGACCACGAACGTGGTCTTGCCGTCCAGCTTTATGAAGTCCCCTCCGCCCGTGCGCTGGTCCGCCGCCTGCGACTGCGCGACGTCCGCCTTCTTCTTCAGGCTCTTTCCCATGTTAACTCGATCCTCCTCGTCTCCCGACGTTCTTCAGGTTTCCGTCCGTCTCCGCGGACGAGATGGTGTCGCGGAGCCCGTGCGCGTCGAGCTCGGCGCGCACCATGGCCCCTATGGACTGTAGCATGTCCTTCTTGAACTCGAGCGCCTTGAGCAGCACCCGTTTGAGTCTGTTAAGAGCGGAGCGCGCCTGGGCCAGCTCCGCCTGCCGCGCCCGGTAGTCCTCCTCGTGCTGGACGCGGATCTGGGCCTCCTTGAACGTCTCGGTCGCCTTGGGGAACTCGACCGACACGGCGTCATAGACCTTGGAGTGCCAGACATCGTAGTCCTGCTGCAGGGCCTCGACGTAGGCCTCCGCCTCCTCCCGCACGTTCGCCCAGAGCCCGTACGTCGCCGGCAGCCGGGCCATGGCGGCCATGAGCTCTGCCGGCACACTGGCGTTGATCTCCAGCAGCGGCCGCAGGTCCTCCCTGATCTGCAGCTCCCCGCACGAGACGCGCAGCTCGGCGTAGTCGCGGTTGCCCCCGACGGCCGCGTTGTGCTTGGTGATCTTCTTCCGGGCCTTCTTGCCCAGGGTCTTCGGCATGTTTCCTCCAGTATTCCGCCCCTAGATAGAGAGGACCCCGCGCGATGGCGGGGTCCTCATGGTCTTGGGGCTCGGGTGCGCGGGCTATTCGTCCTCTTCGTCCCAGTCCTCATCATCGTCGTCGTCCTCGACGACGGCCTTGGACTTCTTCTTCGCCTTGGCCTTCTCCGCCTTCCGCGCCTTCTTCTTGCTGGACTTCGCCGCGGCCTTGGCCTTCGACTTGGAGCTCTTTGCCGGCTTGCCGACGAGCCCGAGCTCGCGGCGGCACGCCTGAATGATGCTCGTCGAGGCGTAGTCCTCGCGGAGCCCCGGGAACTTCTTGCAAAGCATGCGGACGATCTTCTTCCGCTCCATGCCCTTCTTCACGAGGGGCAGGGCGAAGTCGACCTTCGCGCGGAAGCCGTCCGCACGGACGGTCCGGCCCTCGGCCGTCTTCGTCTTCTTCGCGGCCTTGGCCTTCTTCCCTTTCTTCCCTTTCTTCTTCGCTTTCGCCATTTTCTCGACCTCCTTTGTGGTCTCGGTTGTTTCCTACCAGCCCCTACCGATGCTGGCTCGCTCTACTATAGTATACAGGGTGCCGGGCTCCGATGCCCACCCTTTTTTCACCGCCGCAGCGGCTGCCGGGCGGATGCTCTCGCGGACCACGGCGTTGTACCGGCTGTACGAGATACCCAGCGCCCGGGCAACCTCCGTCGGCCGATCCCCGGCGCAGATGCCCCTGAACACCTCCAGGACGTTCCGCCTGGGCGCCGCGCGCCGGAGCTCCGCCAGGATGAGCGACCGCAGCTGCGACGCCGCGTGCTCGCTCTCCACCTCCGCGGCCGGGCTCGCGACCGACAGGACCTCCGCGGGCGCCGCCTCGATCGGCACGGTCTCCATCGCCTTCCGGTACCACGCCGCCAGGATGTTCTTCGCCCCGTTCTGCAGCGCGCAGTAGGCGTACGTCCGGAACGACGCGTGCAGCCCCGGCCGGTACCTCCGGTGCGCTCGCCACGCGACGAGGCGCAGCTCCTGGGCCGCGTCCTCCTCCTCTACGCCGCTCTTCGACGCGACGTACCTCGCCTGGAACGCGATGTCCTTCTGTACCTGCCGCAGCCTCGCGGCGAAGCACGGTCGCCTGGCCGCCAGCGACCTCATGACTCCCCCTCCTCGTCCTCGAGCGAGGCGACGCGGGCGAGCGCCGCCATCAGCAGCCCCCTCGCCTTCGCCACGAAGTCCGAGGCGTTCTCGTAGGTGCAGCGCTCGACCGCCAGACCGCGGACGACGCCCCCGCTGTCCCGCGTCTTCGCCTTCAGGTCGCTCAGCCGCGCCTGCGTCTCGTCGGCCGCCTGGACGGCGGAGACAAGCGCGCGGATCGCGTCCGTCTCGTGCTGCAGCAGCTCCTTGCTCTTCCGGTCTGCGCTCATTGTCGTTCCCTCCCTTGCTTCTTCTCTATCGCGGCAAGCAGCTGCCGCGTGTACCGCTTCGCCATCTTCCTGGCCCTGGCCAAGTCGTATCCCTCCAGCCTCCGCCCGCCCAGGACACGCCGCGCGAACTCCGTCCCCAGCTCCGCGTGGAACGCGGAGAAGCCGACGCCGTTGCGCTTGGTGGTCTGGGCGGACAGCCGCTCCTCCAGGGTCTGCGCCTTGTAGAGGACGACCATCGCCCGCTCGACCGCCCGCGGGTTGCTGTCGAGCAGGGCGACGACCCTCTTCTTGTCCCAGCCCTCCGCGCTCATTTCCTCTTTACCTTCCCGGCACCGCTCAGGCCGAGCTCCTTGCGCGCCGCCTGTATGATCGAGGAGGAGATG